AGTTACTTAGTAGTGATAGGTATTCTTATTATATTAAAACTGTTAAAAGACTGAGTGATGGTGAAATATTTACTGTTGGAGATAAAATAATGTATAATGAAACACCTTTAAAAATAAAAAAAATTTTTATAGATTCAAAAAATTATAAACTAAGAATTATATCTGAAAATTATCGTTCACAAGCTCCTGTTATATTTTTTGGTATTAATTACTTGATTAAATATAAACAACCATTTTTTACCACAGAAGACGGAGTTGATATTTATGAAGGTGATACTATATTTTCTGTAGAAAGTTCATTAAATGAAATAAATTTAAAAGTTGCTGGTAATTATAAAAAATCTACAAAAAATCATCCTGTTAAACATTGGTATAATGACGATAAATATTTTTCAACAAAAGAAAAAGCTGAAGAATATATTTTAATGAATAAACCTTGTCTAAGTATTAATGATGTTTTATCAATAGGACAGAGAATTATTGTAGATGAAGGAAAACTAAAAAAACTTGTAAAATCAAAGTTATAAGCCCGAAGTACAAGGGAACGAAGATAAGGTAAATCCTCTTTGTGATGGCATTAGAGTTCTATAGAACCAATTCACATAATGAAACCTTCCAAATCGTATGTTGGCACAGTAGAGTCTGGGGATAATTTAAAACTCTGATAACCAGTTAACTCAAGGTAGAGTCCTTTTAAGGAGATGCAGTTCGGACCTGCTCTGGTTAACTAATTTAAACTAAAATAATATGTACGATATACTAGATGAAATATGCTCTTGTACATTAGAAGTACCTGTAGCAGAATATATTGATAAGATTGAAAAACTTATTGAAACTAATCCTAAGAGAGATGAATTAATAATTAATTCTCTTATTGATGAAGATGAGAGTAAACATTTAAAAGTTAAAAGAATATGGAAAATGTTGTAAATTTTGAAATAGCAAAGTTGCTAAAAGAAAAAGGATTTGATGAAGGAACTCTTGAAATATATCCTCTTGTTGATTTCTGGGAGTATAAAGAAGGGGAATTATCTTATTTTTTTGAAGAAGGTTTAGATGAAGCTTTTGCAAAGGAGTCTAATTTTTATTGCTTTGCACCAACCATTGCAGAAGTAGTGATGTGGTTGTATGAGAAACATGGGATTTGGATTTTTGCTGAATATGGTGATGATGTTTTATTATTTGGTTTTAATATTTGTACTATAAAAACAAATACTGTTGAAATGGTAAAATTTAAATTTAAATCACCAACAGAAGCTTATGAAGCTGCGATAAAATATTGTTTAGAAAAAATTATTTAATTATGAGTATAATAAGATTTTATAGCGACCCTCATTTTGGTCATACTAATATGGCGTTGAGAAGAGGCTTTACTTCGTCTGATGAAATGGATAACCATATTATCACTGAATGGAACAAAGTAGTATCTAAAAAAGATGTTACATATATCCTTGGTGATATTACAATGGAAAAAAATAACTATGAAATTTTAAATCAACTTAACGGTTTAAAGAAAATTGTTGGGGGCAACCATGATGAATTAACACACTCTAAGAGTTTAATAAACTATTGTAATGGTATATCAGGAGTGGTTTATTTTAAAGATAATCTTTTGGGTATAAAAGTTATTTTAACCCATGTTCCAATTCATCCTAGTGAATTAGAATTTAGAAGTAAATTCAACATTCATGGACATGTGCATGAAAATAGTTTGGAAGATGGAAGATATATCAATGTATGTGCAGAAGTAATAGACTACAAACCTAGAACATTAAAAGAATTACTGAAATTATGAAAAAAATATTAACAATCCTGTTACTTACATCACCAAGTATAATGTATAGTCAACAGATGACGAAAAATGAGGTATATGATTGTATCGTGTACTATGAAATACAACATCCTGATATAGTATATGCTCAATATGCATTAGAATCAGGTTGGGGTAAGTCTTATGCTGCCAGACATAGAAATAATTTGTTTGGATTTATTAATGGTCAAAAGTATTTTGATTCATGGGAAGAATGTATTGAGTTTTATAAGAAATGGCAAGATAAGCACTATAAAGGAGGAGATTACTATCAGTTTCTCAAAGATGCTAAATATGCAAGTTCTCCTACTTACACAACAAGTTTAAAAAAGATTAAGAGATGATAACACTAAACTTAGTTTATCCTGAAAAATCAGACATAAAATATCGAATTGATGAATTTCCTGATGGTCAACAACAGGTTGTTATTGAAGAAGTGTCTTTAAGAAAAGCATCAGGAACTTTACCTGTACAATATGAATGCGATTGTATAAAGCCGTCTTATTATCCATATCAAATCAAATCTCGATTAAACAATTTTAGAGATTTGGAATTAATTATTTGTGCTACAAAATCATTAAGAAACTTAGGAGTTAAAGAAATTCATCTTTATACACCTTATTTCTTAGGAAGTAGAAGTGATAGACAATTTGAAGAAGGTTCTAATAATTATTTAAAAGATGTTATTTGTCCTATTGTTAATAGTCTTAATTTTGAATCTGTAACAGTGTTAGATCCTCACTCTGATGTATTAGAAGCTTGTTTGAATAACTTTAAGAAAGAATCTAATTTAGAGTTAGTTAAATTTACCATAAGAGAATTATGTGGATTTACACACGGTAAAAATCCTAAAGTAGATGATTTTGTTTTAGTTTCACCTGATGCAGGAGCAAGTAAAAAGATTTATAAATTAGCTGGAGAAATAGGTTATAAGGGAGATATTATTACTTGTAGTAAGGATAGAGATACTGATGGTAAATTAACTAAATGTGAATGGAATCTTTTAGACTCTGATGGGCAATATAAATATGATGGTTATGATAAAGACTTAATCATTATAGATGATATTTGTGATGGTGGAGGTACGTTTATTAATATGATTAAATCTCTTAAAAAAGATTATTCTAATTTCTTATCTAATAAATCTAAAATCTATCTCATAGTAACTCATGGAATTTTCTCAAAAGGATTTTCTGAATTAAGTAAATACTTTGATGGTATTTATTGTACTAATAGTTACTCAGACTTAAAATTCCATCCTTCTGTTAACGATATTATTGGACCAAGTGAAAAATTTGTTAAACAATTAAATGTATTTTAAATGAGTTTTAAAATAAATAGTCTGTATTTAACAGATGGCTATAAAGTAGGACATAAAAAAATGTTGGCTCCAGGTACTACTAAATTATATGGTACATGGATTCCTAGAAGTACTAAACATGCACCTAAAGGTATTACTAAAATAGTATCATTTGGTCAACAATTAGTGTGGAAATGGTTACATGATGAATTTGAAGAGAATTTCTTCATGCAACGTGATGGTACTAACAGAGATGCAGCGCTTCAATTTACCAAAGATATGTCTTTATACTTAGGTATGGAATATGATGGTAAGCATTTTGAAGAACTTTGGGATTTAGGTTATTTACCTATTAAAGTAAAAGCTTTACCTGAAGGTATTGAAACTGATCCTAACATACCACATATGACATTTGTAAACACAGTTGATGGGTTTGCTTGGTTAACTCTTTATCTTGAAACTATTGTATCTAATTTAGCCTGGAAAGCATCAACTGCTGCCACTATTGCCAGATTATATCGTAGACAAACTGAAGAATGGGTTAATAAAACAGATCCTAAAAACATGTGGTTAGTAGATTACCTTTGTCATGATTTTAGTGCAAGAGGGTTATCAGGTCCATTTGACATGATTGCTGTTGGTTTAGGTCATGCTACATCCTTCAGAGGTTCTGATACAGTAATTGCTATTCCTGCTGCCAGGTACTTCTACAACGAACCTGAAAATGAAGCTATTATTAATAGTGTTAATGCAAGCGAACACAGCGTGTCAACTACTAAAATCTTTACAGTAGGAGAACAAACTATGATTTACGATTGGTTAAAGATATTTCCTAAAGGAATACTTTCAATTGTATCAGATACATTTGATTTATGGAAGCTTATTATTGAATATTTACCAGCTAATAAAGAAGCCATTATGGCTAGGGATGGTAAATTAGTTATTAGACCTGATAGTGGTGATCCTGTAGATATTATTTGTGGTACAGGAGAAACTTATATTATTGATATTGGTAATGGAGATGAAAAAAGAGTTTCTACTATTGGAAAAGGCGTAATAGAACTTCTTTGGGATATTTTTGGTGGCACTATCAATGAACAAGGTTATAAAGTATTAGATCCTCATATTGGTTGTATCTATGGAGACAGTATTACTCCCGATAGACAAATTCAAATTTATGAACGTCTAGCTGCTAAAGGATTTGCCGCAACTAATATTGTATTGGGAGTAGGCTCATTTACTTATCAATACAATACCAGAGATACTTTAGGATTTGCTGCTAAAGGAGCTTGGTTTGAAGTTGATGAATATACAGGACATGATGAAGAAGGAAATCCATTAGATAAAAATGGTAATATTCTTGTAAATGGAACTAAAAAATCATATAACATTTACAAAGACCCAGTTACGGATGATGGTACTAAGAAATCTTTGAAAGGGTTACTTATGGCTTATCAAGGAGATTTTCCAGAACTTGAAATTAAAGTTAAACAGGAATGTACTCCAGAAGAAGAATCTCAAGGTTTACTCCAAGTAATCTATGAGAATGGTAAATTCTTTAATCAAACAACAATAACAGAAATTAGAAATCGTTTAAAACAATAAAACAATGAGAAAAAGTAAATTAATGTATCGTAGTCAATCGCCTTTTTTTTACGTTAAGAGAATTCCTGGAGTTTGTTCATCAATAACTTTACATGGAATAAATTCTACTAAACTTAAAAAAATGAGTAGAGATGAGGTTGTGTATCATGTTGAGAAAGCTATTAAAGAACTACCAGAATCTGAAAAGATTAACTTAGATAAAGTAAAAACTATTCAGATAAGTTTGAATGTAAATAGATTTTGGTCTTGGTTTACTCCTTGGAAGTTTGCCTATTGTTATAAAGGGAATAGTGATAAACCTTGCTTCGTGTTTTATATGAACTTCAATGACCCAGAATGAAAAAAGTAAAATCTAAAATTTCATTATTTTTTACAGGATTAATACAGGTTCTTCTTGTAGTTACAAATACCTACCAAGTCTCTCACGGTAAATATATCGGAGCAGTCTTGGTAGGTTTCCTAATATCAATGGTTTGGAGTTTTAATGTTAAGAAAATTGCATTTGGTTCACTTGTTGATAGGCTTATTTACGCATTTGGAGCATCCTTTGGCACATTTTTAGGAATATTAATATCTGAGTTTATATATGAAAAAATGTAAACATTGTAATTTAACAAAAGAAAACTCTAATTTTATGATTGACCCAAGAATGAAAGGTGGGTATTCTAATCTTTGTAAAGATTGTAGAAATCTTAGAAGAAGAAATAGATATCAATCAGATCTTGAGTACAGAATAAATGAGTTAAAAAGAAGTAAGAAGTATAATCATAAAGCTTTATTACGTGCTTTAAATAATGTTAGCGAACTAAAAGATGTGTACATTATATCATTACTAAAAAGAGATACTGATTTAACCTCTGATGATATAAAGAAATATCCTGAACTTATTAAAACTAAAAAACAAGAAGTGATAATTAAACGATTTATAAAAAATTACAATGGAGAACATAAAAGATCTGCGTAAATCTTTAATTGATAAACTTGAGAAATTTGAAAAAAATGAAATTGAAATAGAAGATTTAAAAATCTATACAAGAGCTTGTGCAGCAATTGTTGTTTCAGCTAAAACTGAAATGCAATATAAAAAGATTAAAAATGATAATTCTTCTATTGAATTTTTAGAAACAGAAGAGCAAAAAAGATCGGAATAATTAAAAAATTACAAACATGACAATCACAGAACTGTTAGATAAATATAAAAAAATATTATCTCCAATATTAGAATGTAAACCAGAAGAAATAAAGTTTTTTATAAAAGGGTTAGGAATCACATACAAAGAACAGCAAATAGAGCATGAGTTAAAAGAATTAAATTACTTAAAAGATAAAAATTGGTCATTAGGAGAATATATTGTAAAGGTAAATAATAATACAATATCTTCTTGGGTACTTTATCAAATGCCTCATTGTTGCGCTTTTATGATTTCTTGTAATGTTGTAGTTAGTACACAATACAGAAACAAAAAAATTGGTACCATTCTAAATCGATTACGACAAGATATTGGTAAATCATTAGGTTATTCTGCTGTTATTTGTACAGATATTGAACAAAATATTAATCAACGAAAATTATTAAAAACAAACGGATGGAAAGATGTTTATTCAGTTATTAATAAAAGGACTGATAATAAAGTTTATTTATCAGTAATAGACATATAAAAATTTAAAAAAATAAAACATGAAAAAAATCGGAATAGTAGGTTGGAAAACCGGAGAAAATTCGTTTGGTGCAACGTTACCATATCTCAATTACTTGTCTAAATTTGGACAAGTTGAAATAATAACACCAAGAAAAGGTATTATTGAAGGATTAGATTTATTAGTTCTTCCAGGAGGAGCTGATTTAAATCCAAGTGTATATGGGGAAGTTCCCGGCTATTATACATCAAATCCAGATATAATGAAACAATTCTTTTACGAAAATAACTTAGATCAGTATGTTAGAAATAATACTCCAATATTTGGGATTTGTCTTGGGTTTCAACAGTTATCATCTTATTTTGGGTGCAAAATTACTCAAGATATGTATCATCCTACAAGTACTAAGTCGAGATCAGATCTTGTTCACTCGGTAGTATTATGTAATGGTGTTGAAGTTACTGATGATAAAACAAACCCTATATTGCTAAGATCTTTGTTAAAAGGTAAAGAAATACGTACTAAAAAGGTAAATTCATTACATCATCAAGCTGTTCATTTGTCTGATTTTAATCATAAAGACTTATTACTTACAATGATTGATGAAGACGGTGAGTTTGTAGAATCTTGGACACACAAAGAATTACCAATATCTGGAGTACAATATCATCCTGAAGAATTTAACGATTCATATGCATCAAAAATAATTAAAAATTTTTTAACATGATTATAATTGTAACAGATCCCGGAGATGAAGTTGAATCAATAATAAATGAATTATGAATAACGAAACAGCAGTAAGAGAAAGAATAGAACGTAATTTTGGAAATAGAACCATTAGAGTTCAAGGACTGTTAAAAAGAAGAAAAGAAACTCTTAGAGATTTTATAATAAACTTTTTTGAAGATTGGAATGATCAAAAAAATACAATATATGTTGATAATAGAGAAGTTCAAACAGACCCGGGTAGAAGAAGAAGTTTAGGTGATATTTACATGATTTGTAAATATTATTATCCAAATTGTACTGTTGGTGATGTATTTAATATACTAAGAGAACTTTGTGAAAATGAATCCGGGTATAGAAGCTCTTGTTGTTTTACTATAAATAAAAGAGTTTATTATTACGACAGTGGTTCTTCAAATAATATATTTAACAGAAATCAAACAGATGAGTTTGGATTTACCTACAATGATTATGTAGGACAAGCTAATGATAATACAGAAAACGATGAAGATGACGATTAAAACAAAAATAAAATGAGTGACGTATTAAATTTTACAAAAGGATTAGGAAAAGCGGTAATTAAAACGGCAGTAATACCTTTAGAGGCGGTAGTAGATACTGTTAAAGGTAGAAACCTTGAAAGCACTGCTGAACTTATTGAAGATGTAGGTAGTGACTTAAGTGATGCATTAACAGCATTGTTTGGAGGAGATGATAATGAAGACGGAGTTGATGAAGTATGACGAATCACCTAAAACTTTTGTTATGGGTGATATTCATGGCGCTCATAAGGCATTGTTACAGTGTTTAGAAAGATCAGGATTTTGCAATGAAAAAGGTAGAAATTAAATAAAACAATTATGGTTGGAATAAGATGTAGTCCTTGTGTAGGACACGACATTGAAACACAAAAAGAATTACTTATCGAAAGAAAAAATAAAATAGATAAGTTTTTTATTGATAATTATGACGAATTAATTTCTTATACTAAAAGGGTTGTTGAAACATCTCCTAAAGTTATTGCAGAAGAAGTTATTACAGATGTTTATATGTTAATGTTAAACTCAAAAAGCATTGACGTTGATAAAATGAACAAATATTATGCTTTTAAGCATATAATTTGGACAATTAGAAGAAGGTTTGATAAAACAAGAAAAGCAAACCATTGGGATTTGTACTTTAATAAAAACGAAAAGAATAATGACTTGATAAATAATCCTCAAAAATTAGATTGGAAAGAAACAGGTTCAGCTTTGGAAGTTAGAGAAAAAACCAGTTATAATATCGAAAGTTTTAATATTGATAAAGATTTATTTATTAAACATTTATTATCATTAAAAAAAGTAAAAGCTTTAAAAAGACCATCAGTTGTTCAAAATACACATTTGATTTCTTTTATTAATGATGTGGTTAGTAATTATTATGTAGGTTTTAATGATAATCATCTTAACAATTTGAGTAAAAATATAAAATCAAGACTTTCTTTAGCTGAAAAAAGAACGTTTATTAAAATTATTAATAAAGAAATTAAAATTTTTATGAAATGATGAGTAAATACGACATATTATATTCATATTTTATACATTACAATCCTTACAAAAAAAGATGGTTTGCTGTGTTAAGAGAAGACACTACTAACTACATGAATGGTAAACCGGTAAAAGTAATGTTTAAAGGTAAAACTGTTAAAAACCTTGTTAAAAACATAATTAATGGAAAATGAAATTCTGATTTATGACATCGAAACCTTTCCAAATTTTCATTCATTTTGCGGATATGATCCAAAACGTGATGTTTGGTATGAATATTGTGTGTATAACAATAAAAGACAATTAGTAGAATATATCTCATTTTTAAATAGTTTATGCAGAAGAAACTATGTACTTGTGGGGTTCAATAATCTTGCTTATGACTACCCTGTTATTCATCACATCCTTAATAATGTCAGTTACTTTTCAGATTTACCAATCGATCAATGTTTAAAAGCAATTTACAGAATCAGTCAAAACGTTATAAATGTTCCATATTCTATAATTGATAAAAAAGATCAAATGATTGATCAAATTGACTTGTTTAAAATACATCATTTTAATAATCAAGCAAAACGTTCATCACTTAAAGATATTGAATGTGCAATGGACTTTCCAAATGTACAGGATTTACCTAAAAAGTATTATGAAAAGGTTTTACCTGAAGAAATTGGAATGATAATGAAGTATAATCGAAATGACGTACTTGCTACTAAATGGTTGTATGACAGAAGTATTGAAAACATTAACCTAAGAAAACAAATTTCTAAGGAGTATGGGATTGATGTAATAAACGCTGATGATCCTAAAATAGGAAGTGAAATATTTGCTAAAATTATCTGCGATGAATTGAAAATAAGTAGGTATGATCTTGATAAAATGAGAACATATCATAAAAAAATAGTTGTTAAAGACTTAATATTTCCAAACATTAAGTTTGAAACAGATGTTTTTAATGACGTTCTTAAAACTTTTAATTCATTAGTAATAGAAAATACAAAAGGTGAGTTTAAACACGAAACATTAATAAATGATTTACATTTAGTATATGGTTCAGGTGGTATTCATTCTTTTAATAAACCTTGTATTAAAATTGCTGATAAAAATAACCTTATAATAGATGCTGATATTACGTCAATGTACCCTAACATAGGTATACGTTATCGAAAATATCCAAGACATCTTAGTGAATCTTTTTGTACAATTTACGAATCAGTATTCGATAAACGTGCTGAAGCTAAAAGAAACGGAATTAAAGCAATTAATGAGGGTTTAAAACTTGCATTAAATGGTGAACTTAATTATTTAAGTATAAATTAAAACCTTTTTTCACTAATTATTTCAAGATTTACAACTGAAAGAATGAACAAACCTATTCATTTCTTAAGTTCTGGTAATATCAATAAATCGTTTAAGACAGGTAAGCCTTACAAAGGTTTATATTTTATACTTAAAAAATCGCCACTTTCTGATGAAAGTCAGATTGAAAAAGAGGACAAAAACGGTGAAGGCTGTGATGCTAATACCGTGCTAAATTAAAAATTTAAAAGTTTTTAATCAGTGTAACGCATAGAGATTGAAACCATTTTATAGAGATCATTTGATCTCTTTTTTATTGGAATAAAACATCTCCACGAGTGTCCACCATCCTTTTGGGATGAAAATATATGCTGAACTTGCAGGAAAAGAACTGTAAGAACTATGAGATAAAAAGCTCGTAGGGTAACAATTTGACATATGGCAAGAGTAATGATAAATATTCGTTTTTCTATGATCCGTTGTACACAATGTCCATTAACAAGTGGTGGACAATAAACGTGGTTAACTGCTGGAATATCCTAAAGTTAGAAAAGCTAAAAAGGAGGGTTGAGAATACCCAAACTTAAATGCTAAAAATTTTCTAAATAATGTAACTTTTTATTAAAAAGTCAAGTTTTATAGTAATAAACACTTAAAGTTACAAATATGGACAATCAGCAGCGAAGTCCCTGATGTAGGGGAACGTTCAGTAGATCANCTCGAAAGAGAGTACTGGATTTTATAATCTGGGAAACGCCACGAGCAGATGGTAAATATTATATTTACAAATTAATAGACTCAAGAAAAAAAGAAATACCAAAATATTTTGGTATTACTGCAGACCCATTCACAAGAATGTCACATCACTTATCAGATTCAAACCTTTTAAAAAATTCACCAAAAAACAGTTGGATAAAAAATGTATTATCTAATAATGAACAGGTTTTAATGGTTGTGTTTAATAGTGAAGATACTTTAGAAAATGCTTTAATTGATGAGGATTTTGTTGAATATAAAAATAATCAAAACAAAAAAATAATTTGTTTAAATGATAACAACATTTTTAATACTATTAAAGAAGCCTCTTTATATTATAAAATAGATGTTTCCTGTATTACAAAGTGTTGTAAAGGTAAAAGAAAAACTGCGGGTAAAATGAGTTTTAAATATCTGTTATGATATGATCCGGTTGCAATAGAAATATTGCATGTTTTGCACTATTAATGGGCAATTGTTGTTAAGCATGTTAATCGAAATGTTGGTTACAAAAGGGTTTGAGGTTTTCATGGCAAATACTGATGGTATTACTACAGTTGTTCCTGTTGAAAGAAAAGATGAATATTATTCAATATGTAATGAGTGGGAAAAACTCTCAATGTTACAATTAGAATATTCTGATTATTCTAAAATGGTAATGACTTCGGTAAATGACTATATTGCTGTGTATACTAATGGTAAAGTAAAATATAAAGGTGATTTTTTATATGAAAGAGAGTTACATAAGGATCCTTCTTTTAAAATTGTACCTATTGCTCTATCGGAGTATTTTATAAAAGGAGTTCCATTTGAAGATGTTATTTGTAAGTTTCCTTATGAATATGACATTTTTGACGGGAAAGGTACAAAAAGAACAACTACTATTTATAACTACTTAGGAAGAGTAAAAACAAATAAAGGAAGTAAGTTAGTAAAAAGATTTATTAAAGATGGTAAATTTGAAGAAGTTGATTTTAGTAAAACAACACGTTATTATGTGTCTACAGACGGAGATAAGTTTATAAAAATATTACCAAAAGAAACTGAAGATAAAATAGCTCTTCAAAAAGATTTAAACCAAATGAGTATATTTGACATAGTGGATGATGTATTATCAGATGAAAATGTGACAAAAGAAACTGAAATACATGTTGACAGACTTTGTTCAGAAATGAATAAGTTTGTTGAAAAACCATTTGAAGAATACAATTTTGATTTGAATTTTTACTTAAACGAATGTTTAAAAATAAAACAAAACATAAAAAATGAGTAACTTAAAAAATCTAATATTTGAAAGATTAGCACAGTCAGGGAAAGTGATAAAAATTATTACTAAAGGTAATATAGTTAATGAAATAATTAAACGTGATGTAAATTTTTTAATAACTTTATCATTCAATCGTTCACAATTAAACTTGGTAGTAACAGGTGTTTATATTCTAAACGATGATTTTTACAAAAGTGGAATATTGAACAGTACGGCAAATATAAGAATGGAACCTGTTCGTGATCAATCATCAAGCGTTTATTTTTTGCAAATTCATACAAGAAATTTTATAGTCAAGACAAAAATTCCTTACAATTATCTATATGATTTTGATTCATTAGATACATTGGAAAGAATTAGTTTTGAGCGAGAATCTTTAATGTTTCCTTATTATTCTCTTAATGGTAACGATTCATTTGTGGAATATGATTTGATGCTCCCAGATTCTTTTCATGAGGAAAATAAATTAGAAAACGTTAACTTTTCAAAAAAATTATTTCCAACATTAAATGTTAACCATTCAAATATTTTAGAAGCTGCTGTTTCAAGAAAAGAAATACCTGTTACTTCACAAATAATGTCTTTAAATGAATATAGAAAGTACATTCAAGAACATCAATTAACAGGATTACGTAGTTTATTTGATTATTTCACTAGGGGTCATAATAAGCTTAGGGTAACAGGTTATAATAAATCAGTAGAATATTTTGGGTTAAAGTCAAAAAAAGAAATGATTTATCATCAGAATCCACTTATTGACTCAAACATTAAAGTTGAGAAATTAAAAAGTTCAAAGTTTGGAGTTGATGTAAATACAATTTTAATCGATGGTACAAGATTCTTAGTTGAAGAAATAGGTGTTATGTTTAACGATAATGTTTCACTTATTAATGCGGAAATATTAACAAGGCTTAATAAATACATAATAGTTCATATTAAAAGAGCGTTGAGAAAAGGAGATGAGGTAAATGCTGTAAATATTAATAAATTTAAAGGTCATTTATTACCTGATAAAAAATATATTGTTGAAAATATTGAAAAAATTAACGATTTTGATAAAGTAGTTACAATCTCAGGTGAGTTTGGGAAAATAAAATGTTATGAAAAAAGTTTAAAATTAGTAGAAAACACACAAAATAACGAAGAAAAAACTTACGAAAATGGAAAGACAGCTTCAATTTAAGTCGATTGGTAGTGACCCTGAAGTATTTTTAAGAAATGCTAATGGTGAACTGGTACCTTCTTTTGAGTTTATAAACGCTACAAAAGATTCTGCAATTAATTTTGACGAGCACATTTCTGTACTATGTGATAACGTAATGTTAGAATATACCACAGAACCTGCAACTACTGCAGATGAATTTATTGAAAATAATAAAATAAGTATTAAAACTATACGTAGTATATTACCTCCAGACATTGTATTTGCAACCGATGTATATACTGAAGATTTCTCAGAAGAAGTTCTTTCTCATGATATTGCTCAAACTTTTGGTTGCTCTCCTGATTATAACGCTCATACTAATTCAATGAATGTTCCTCCAGAACCTTCATCTAAAGGAAGATCAGCAGGAGGACATGTTCATATTTGTTGGGATTCTCCTAAAAAAGGTGAAGCAAGATTAGTAATGAGAGTTATGGATTTGTTTTTAGGTTTACCTTTGTTGGCTCTTGATAAAGACACTCGTCGCAAAAAAATGTACGGTAAAGCAGGTTGTTACAGACCAAAACCTTACGGTGCAGAGTATCGTGTTTTAAGCTCGTTTTGGATTCATGATGAACAAGTAATGCGTTTTATGTTTGATAATGTTCAAAAAGCTTTTGAATTCATAAATGAAGGTAAATCTAATCTATCTGAAGCTGAATGGTCTGTAATAAGACAGTGTATTGATAACAATGACATACCAACTTCTGAATTATTAATGAAAAAATACAATGTTAATCAATGGAAGTATCAACATATAGCGATGGAAACAGCATAGTATTAGTTAAAAAAGGTAACGATGAAATAATAAACTATACAAGACAGTCAGCTTGCGCAGGATGCGTTTATTCAAAAGGTGAGAATAATGCATATATCTACATACCTATGAGTTGGTTAAAATCTAATAATGTTTCTGAAGAAATGTTTTTAAGATGGATGTCTGAATTAGAAAAAATATTTAATATTGAAACCAGTAAAGAAAAGTCTGAATTTTTAACTAAAATATTTGAATTTCAAAATATATTAACAACTAAGTTTCCAGATGAATATACATATGTTGTTACAGTTGGTTTAAATGATACTGGTTTATTTTCAAATATAATTAATGGAACTATAATGGTTTTAATTAGGTTTTGTTATGATGACAGGCATTATGAAGGAATTGTAAAAACGACTTTTGAAATATTGGATAGTGTTGAAGATATTACATTTTTTGAAGCTGTTCAAATGGCTTGTTTGTATAATATATTAACTTCATCAAGTTATTCAGACTATTATGGCTTGTTAAAAACTACAAGAAATGTTAAAAAATTAGTAAAAATAGAAGAATTTAATATATTAAAAACAAAACAATATCAAAATGATTTTAAATTTGATGACGTCTTTCTGAATGTTAATAATTTTTTTGAAATTTTTAATATCGAAAGTAATTCTAGTTTAAATTTATTAAGTTCAAAAAAATACAAAGAATACTATGACAAGGTTAAAAATGAAATCCCAAACTTTTACTAAAATTACTAAATTTCGACCACAAATACGTTCTCGTCATCCTAGTCATGATCATTTGCGTAAAAGTTTAAATCTCGTTAATAAAAGAGTTGTATTAAGATTTGGAAGCACTACAGAACTTGAAGATGGTAAACAAAGAGTTGAAATAAACACAATCGAAGCTATTAGAAACAGTTCTGATAAGTTAAGAATGAAAAAATGTTTTACTGATGCAAAAATTAAAAGTGCTCAATGGTGGACAAGTTATGATGGTACCAATTTTAACGGTGATGAAAAACTTACTATTAGTGAACTTCCTTACCCTATAGTTTCAAAACATCGTTTTGGTTCTAAAGGCAGAGGTAACACTTTGATAAAATCTGAACAGGAATTACAAAATTGGCTAAAAGGTAAGAATCTGACAAATTATATATTTGAAAAATATTATAATTATGTAAGAGAATACAGAATACACGTAAGTAATTTAGGTTGCTTCTATTCATGTAGAAAAATGATAAAGTCAGATACTCCTGAAGATAAAAGATGGTATAAAAATGATGATAACTGTGTTTGGATAACAGAATCTAATGAGTTATTTGATAAACCTTCAAATTGGAATTTAGTATTAGATGAAGCGACTAAAGCATTAAATGCTGTAGGTTTAAATATAGGTGCTATTGATTTAAGAATACAATCAGCAAAAGATCAAAAGGGTATATCAAGAACTAACCCTGAGTTTATTATTATTGAAATAAACAGCGCTCCGGGATTAGGAGATTTAGGTAAAGAAATATATAAAAATCACATTAACGAATTAATTCAACATTCTATAAATGAAACAAATTCTTAAATCTTTCATTGAAAGTACTACCATTTCTATTAATAAAGACTTCGTTTGCTTAATTGGTATAAACGATAAAAATGAGCAATATTTTAGAGTAACCCCTATTAATATAAGATACTGTAATCAAGACATAGGGTTTGCAACTGTACAAAAACAACCTTCTTATATTGTGGTAAGGTTTGACTATAAAAAAAAAGATGAACGTAGATATTTAGAAGTGTTAAAGTATATAAAAAACCTTAACATTGTAGGTATGGAATATGAAATTGCTAAAGATAGTATCTATGTTATTTTTAACTTTTGTAAAGATGAGGGTTTTGTTGCTAAAAACAGGTTTGCAATGCTTACTTATCAAATTGTAAGACATTTTTTAGATGTACATAAAAAACCTCATCTTAATGCTTTACTTGCAATAAAAAGTAAAAGAAAACTTGATAATTTTCAAAAAATCTTTTTTGTTTTACAATTTTCAAACATTGGTACAAGAATCTCAATGAGTAATAGTTTACGTACATACCCATATATTTCTTTAGATGAATTTGATAAATACAAATCAATGACAATATCTTCTGTTTCAGGCATAGGATCTAAAGTAATTGATTACAAGGTTTATGAGAAAGCTCCAAACAATTACAAGTATAAACTGGATTTATTAAGAGAAACAAAAGGTAATATTTTAGAAATTTATAAAAAAGTTGTGTTAAAATGAAAATAGCAGTGTACGGAAGTTTACGAAAAGGAGATTATAACTTTGAAAGATTTGAGCAGTGGTATAACAATTCTGAAGTTACGGGTTTTAAATACCTTACTACAACTAAAATAGTAGGTTATAAAATGTATGATTTGGGTTGGGGTTATCCTTGTGCTGTTAAAACAGATGATGAATCTGAAATGGTTGTTGATATTATTGAAGTGTCGGAAGATTGTGGAAAATCAATAACTTATATGGAAGTTGGTGCCGGTTATAAACCTTCATTTGTAGAAGTAGACGGTCATAAATGCGTAATTTATCTTTATAAATCACCTGAAGGTTCTCTTGTAAAATCAGGAGACTGGATTAAACACAAAAACATTAATTAAATATGTGCGGAATAATTGGTTTTTCTGGAAAAAATGGTCAAAATTTTAATATTGAAAAAATAAAGATTCTTTTTCTTTATAATGAAAGTAGAGGAGAAGATTCATGTGGAATATGGAGTCCAAAAAACAAAATTGTAAAAGTTTTAGGTAAGGCTTCTGAAAAAATAGTGTTAAATAACGATTTGGTTGTTGACAAATTATTAATAGGTCACACTAAAAAGGGGAGTTTTGGATATTCAAAAACGATTAATACATCTCATCCTTTTGAATCTGAAAAAACTGTATATGTTCATAATGGAACCCTCACTGATGTTTATGCAACAGGAAGGATTTTTGATATGGAATATTCTCAGATAACTGTTGATTCTTTACTCATAGGAAAGGCTTTTGATAAATATGATTGTGACCCTAAATTAGCAATGGGTTGTCTATCAGGAGTTGCTAACATTTTAATGAATATCAAATCTTCAGAAAATTCTTTATTTGTTTACAAACATAAAGAAAGACCATTGTTTAGAGGTGATTCAGAAGAAGGTATGTACATATCATCAATTGAGGATTCTTTGAAAGCAATAGGTTGTACTAAAATAAAAGAATTTTCAGATGGTTATTGGTACGAAATAAATGATGGTAAAATTGCAAATCATTTGGTTGTTAAAATGAAAGAATATGTATCTACAACAAGAACATCAGGTAATGTAAATACATATTATTCAGACTTGCCTAAAAATGGATCTTGGGTAAAATTAAAACCTGGAGTTAACTATAAAGGAGTAAGTCCAAATTTATACTACAAATCAACAGTTAGTTATGATAATAAAGAACTCAAACATTTTCTTTCTTTAGGTAGTAATCCTGAAAAGTATTTAGCTGAAGATTTTGTAATGCTACCAGGTCCTTCCAAAGGAGATTGTGCTTACGTAATGGGAGAAAAAGCAGGTTTGTTTGAAACATTCAGAAAAGTAATAATCATAGGTAATTTACCTATAAAACCTTATGTACTTAGTGATAAATGTATGTGTATTGACTTTGATAAAATTAAAGAAATCAATAGTGTTTCAGAAATAACTAAAGATTTTATTGAAGAAATACCTGCGTTTGATTTAAGTCCGATGAGTCCAAAAGAAATAAAGGATCAAAATATATTGACTGAGTATGATATTTCTGAAGTTCAAAATGTGTTTAAAAATTACTACAAACATAACAGTTGGCCTATTAAAACCAATGAAACTCTTCCAGAAATTGTTCATAAATATAAATCAGGACAAGTTGTTTTATATGCAAATAATGAGTATACGATAACAAGCTGTACTGTTGAAAGTAATAAACCTGCTTATCATTTATTAGGTGCTGATAAATCTATCAAATCTTTTGTAAGAGAGGATTTAGTAACACTTGTTGATTTAGATGAATCTAATAAGGAAAAACTGAGTGTAGAAGTTTCTAATTTATCAAACATGATTGACGATCTTATAGCAATTGAAAGTGATATCAAAAGTGTTATAGAAACTTATTATGTTATGGAAACTGATTCTAAAAACATAACAACCACTCTCAATAAATTAAAATACAAATTGTTGATATATGGCAAAAACATCATCAAAGAAAAAGCAAACTGAAAAAGAAATGAGAAAATTTAAAGTTGGAGATAACGTATTAGTTTCAAATTTAATAACGTCTACTTTAAAAAGAGACGGTACTTTAAATTTTACAATTTCAGATTTTGAAGATGGGCTGTATACAATACGACCTTTATTTAGAGTATCTGAAGTTTCTCAATACGTATTCAAAGTACCTCATTACTTTTTGTGTTATGAAAGTAACATAAAAGAGAAAAACATTATTGATAAAATAAAAAAACATAATGAAATTAATGATAAAAAATTATCATTTTATGGTGAGTTGGTACCACCTGATAAATTAGGAAGTTTTAAAAAACAGTATTTTGATCCTCATGCTACCGGTGTTGATAGAATAATTAATGTTCTATTTTATTTTAACACTGATCATTTTTTCGTATTTGATGATATGTTAATTCCTGTAACTGATTACTTGAATCAAAATTATCAAGTTGAAAAGATAACAGGTTTAACTTTACCACAATTTTTGCTTACAAATTTCGTAAAAGAATTTAATTATGAAACAGGTGAAGCAGTTCTTGAATGTTTATACAATAGTCGAAATAAATCAGATTCAATACCTTTTATTACAAGAGATGAAATAGCTTATCCATTTAATTTTTATAATGAAGAAACTGCTATTAAAAACGGTTTTATTTATCAGAAAAACACTGAATTTTTCTTTCATAAAACTTATAAAGGTTTTAATAAATGGAGAGTTAAAGGTCATCAAACATTCAGAAATTATTTTAATGATACTAATAAAGTAAACACTTTTCTGATTCCTTCAGGATTGTCTTATACTTTTGGTGTTGAAATTGAAACAAATACTGGAATGGTTCCTTATTTTAAAGCTGCTAATCTTAACATGTCATGTGTTCGTGATGGTTCATGTGGAAATGGTGGTAGTGGAGAATATGTAACAGGTATATTAAAAGGTGATAATGGATTTTTCCAATTAAAAGACATTTGCGATACTGTAGGGTTCAATTGTACTGTTGACAATACCTGTGGGCTTCATGTTCATATAGGTAATGTTAAATTTACAAAAGAATTTAATATCGCAATGTATAAAATGGGATTGATGATTCAAGATGAAATCTTTTCAATGTTTCCTTTGAGTAGATTAAAAACCAGAAACCGTTATTATATAGATGGTCATGGTTCAAATGCAGGTAGAACTCACGGGTCATCTTGTGGTAAGCTTCCTGATTTAGGTATATTTACTGTTAATAATATTACAAAATTACCTAAAGAATCTATGAGAATAGAAATCCTTGAAATGTATAAAAAGCTGTATTCATGGTTGGCTACTAATGACATAAATGCTGTTAAAAAGTTAACTAAGAAAACTTCTGTGTTGTTTGGTCATCAAAACAGATATCCTTTAGCCAGATATGTTTGGTTAAATATGATACCTACAAACTTTTCAAGAAATGGAACCAAAGAAGGGTTGACTGTTGAGTTTAGAAATCATCCGGGTACAATCAATTATTTCAAGATTAAAAATTGGGTTCTAATATGTATGGCTATTGTTAATTATGTTGAGAATAACGCTTATTCTGTTTTAGAAAAAGAAACAATAACTCTTGATGAAATACTCAGATATTCTTACAGTAAAAGAAAATTGGAATCATTATTAGATTACATTGAAAAAAGAAAAACAATGTATAATGTTTCTGACCCAAGTATTAATGCAGAAATAGAAGACAGAGAATATGCTTCTGACACTGTAAATCAAAACGAAAAAATAACCAAAAAACAATTAATTTTAGAATAAAATGTGTCTAATTATAACAAAACCTAAAGGTACACCTTTCGATAATTTTTTAATTGATGCAATATTTCAAGCACATGCCTATAACAGAGATGGTTTAGGAATAGCTATTAAAAAACCGGAAGGTGTTTACCTTAAAAAAGGTTTATTTGATGCTTCTATTATTGCAGAATTTATAGAAAAACATAACGTTGATGAGAATGATGAGGTTTTATTCCATGCAAGAATAAGAACAGCAGGTAGTGTAATCAAGGAAAACTGTCACCCTTTTATATTAAATCGCGATCTTATTGATGAAACTGAAACATTTTTACCTTCAGAGTATGAATCTAACGCAAAAAATATAAAAAGTATAAGTAATGAAATACTCATGGCGCACAATGGAGGGATGGGTTATGAGAAAATTTGGCATGATAAAAGTGATACGTATCATGTTGCTTTAAATCCATTTTCATTACTTCCTGTTAAAATAATGTTCAGACAATATCCTAAGGAGTTTGAAAAATACTTTGTTGATAAAAAGATATCAGGAAGCAGACTTGCTTTTATGTCAGTAAGACCTGATGCAGAAATGAAGTATTATGGAAATTGGCATGATTATGAAGGTTATAGATTTTCACACGGAGGTCATGCTAGAAAAAGAACAACAAGTATTGCCTCAATTAATAACACTATTGAAAGAAATCTAGCTTTGATTTTAAACAATAAAAGTGATGAAGTTGAAATTAGAGACTTGTCAATACTTGATACAGCTTTTGCTAAAAATGATTGCGAACTGTTTAATAGTTTTGATGAACTTGTTAAAATTGCTAAAGATGATGCATTTTCAATAATGCAAATAACTTATGTTCCAAATACAAAACTTCCTGAACGTGTTACAGTAGTAAGAGTTGGTGAAGGTATATTATCTTCAAGATTTTGTTTTGATCTTCCTTATTCAAAATTTAAAGAATATTTTAGAATAAAAGAAAGATTTTCTGTTGATACTTTTGAAAATTATCTTGATAAAACTTTAAGTTCTGAGCAAGTTTTTGAGTTTAAAAAACTGTATTCTATAACTGGAATTCCTGATGATAAATTTAGAATGATTGAAGACTACAATAATGATGAAATGATTCAAATTGAAAATTTTGATAATATTGAAATTTTGAGATTTGATCCAATGACGTCAGATTATATTGTTAACATATTTACTTCTGATCAAAATTATTATGAAGTTGAAATAGAAAGAAAAGAACTGTTAAAACTCAATTTAAAGTTATGTGAATTTCAAGTTGAAGACTTAGATCGTTCAAGAGAATTGACAAACAATCCTTTATATACAATTCTTGAAACTACAGACATTTCAAAAAGCGTGTTTAAAGAATTAATAAAATGTATGAAAAACGGAAGAAAGTTTAAATACAACGGTATTTCTTATAAAAACATTACTAATGATGATATCATCGAATTTTTAGATGAAACGCAATTTGCAGAAAAAGATATTGAATACCAGTCGCTTAAGAAAATGCGACTCGTCGTTTAAAAAAGTTTTTAAATTTGTTGTAAATAATGAAACAAAAAACAATAAACTACGTTATACGCAGTCCGACCTTCCTACATTAAAAATGATCGAGGAAGATTATAGATTAATTTATAAACATTTTGTATGAAAGAATATTTGAATTACTGTGCAAAACATCAAATTACTTTTAGCCAATTTGTAATATTGTATTGTGTCGCAAATGACATGATTGCTGACTTAAAAAGTTATGTCAATGAAAACGGAGATTCCGCTTTAATTTCTAAAGACGAAGCTCTTGATCTTGTTAGAAAAAAACTACTCAAATATGACGGTGATGTTGAAAAAGAAGATCTTTTATTTTCAAAATCTTACGTAAACAAGTCAAAATTTCCGTTTTATTCAACTGACGTAGATGAATGGATAGAAGATTGGTATGAACTGTTCCCAAAAGGTATTAAATCCGGAGGATATTTAGTAAGAACCGACATGAAATCCTGTAAAAAGAAAATGCAGGAATTTATGAAAGAATATCCAAGTTATGATAAAGACGTAATAATGTTAGCGACTAAGCAATATATTGTAGAAATGAGTGAGAAAAATTATTCCTACATGAAACTCGCACCTTTTTTTATTAAAAAAGAAGGAGTAAGTATGTTACAAGGTTATTGTGAAAACGTGTTAAATAATAGTAACGCAGCACATTTGGGAGATGATCCCTTTATAATAAAAGTATAATGATACACAAAAGAGTTATTGACGAACTTAAGTACAATAAATATTTAAGAGAGTCTGGAAAACAGATTGCCATACCTTTTCCGTTTGAAAAGTTTTCAGAGTATTACCCCGGTGTTCAAAAAGCAAGGTATACTATAGTAACTGCAAACAGTAAGGTTGGTAAAACTAAAATAACTGATTTTTTGTATTGTTATAATGTTGTAGAACAGGTAATAAAAACCGGAATTAAAGCAAAAGTTTTGTACTTTAGTCTTGAAGTAAGTAAAGAAGCTAAGATAAAAGAGGCTATCTGTCACAGGTTATATACCAAATACGGTATTGTGAGAAGTCCTGAGCAATTGTCTTCAGCTTTTAAAAACTACATACTTGATAATAAAGTATTAAACATAATTCAAAGTAGTGAATTTATAAGTTGGTTGAAAGCTTTTGAATCAGTAGTTCAAATCATTGATACAAAAAGATCAGGTAAAGCTATTTTTAATTATGTTAGAGTGTTTGCTGCAAATAACGGAAGATACGTTGATAAATCAGGAGAAACAATTGATACTGACTTAATTCACAAAGGTGACCCTGTTGCTTGTGAAAGAGTTGATCAATATCTTTCAAATACTCCTGAAGAATACGTAATACCAATATTTGATCACGGTTCTTTATTATCATTTCAAGAAGATGGTTATAATGAATTAAGGTTTGCTTTAAACGATTTTAGTTCCTTCTATTGTTTGTACATGAGAGATAGATTAAGATACTCACCAGTTCTTGTACAACAACAGGCAGCAGCCCAGGAATCTACTGAAAACGTCAAGTTAAACATGATTCAACCATCAGCAGCAGGTTTAGGAGATTCTAAACTAATTGGTAGAGACTGTGATGTAATGTTAGGATTATTCGCACCATTTCGTTACCGGATGAGAGAATATGAAAATTACGACATCACAAAACTGAGAGATCGTCATAGAGAACTTAGTATAGTATTAAACAGGCACGGTCCTGCAGTTGCTACCCAATTATATTTTAACGGTGCAGTAAATTATTTCTGTGAATTACCAGACGCTTCTGAATTTGATAAAAATAACGATTTATATGAGTCATACAGCAATTAAAGATGACAAAGGTAAGGTTAGATACTCAGACATGCCGATAGACGTTTTAAGAGATGTTTCCAAGGCTTTTACCGACGGTGGTGATAAGTATGGTAAATACAATTACTCTAAAGGTATGGAATGGAGTAGATATTACGATGCCGCAATGAGGCATTTAAACTCCTTTATGATGGGAGAAGACATTGATGAAAGTGGTAACCACCATATATCGCACGCTATTGCGTCGTTAATGATGTTACAACATTCAGTGATAAACAAAGTTGGGATTGATGATAGAAATCCTACTTATTTAAAAAATAATAATAGAACAGAATGAGTGATTTAATAAAACAAGAAGAATCAAACTTAGAAAGAATGAAAGGAGTTGCTGAGTATTATATAAACTCTAAATTCCTTCCAGAAAGTGTTAAAAGTCCTGAGCAAGCTGTATTGATAATGCAGAAAGGTAGAGAACTTGGTTTTCAACCATTACAATCTTTTGATGCAATTGATGTAATAATGGGAAAAACTACGTTGAAGCCTAAATATTTGGGCTTGTAAAATTCATTAAATTGTCGGGAAGCCTAAGTAGAAATATATGGTAATCCGCAGCCAAGCTAACTTTAGGATAAAGGAAGTTAGAAGGTTCAACGACTAGGGAAATGAGCCTAACAATAATTTTCCCCAAGAAAAATGAACATTTTGAAACTTTTTTCTAAAACTTACGTTAATACATATTAAAATTAGTTTTATGAAAAAGTGCTCATGTTGTAATTTAGAAAAAAATTATTCAGAATTCTGGGTAGCAAAACAAAACAAAGACGGTTATTGTGGAAAATGTAAACAATGTATAAATGAATACAAACAACGACCTGAATACAAAGCTAAAGAAAAAGAAAGAAGGAAACGTAAAAGATGGGAAGACCCTGAATGGAGAAGTAAAAACTTAAGACTTCAAAAAGAAAGGATAATTAATAAACCAGAAGAATATTTGTTGATTAAAGCAAAAAGCAGGGCGAGACAATTAGGAATAGAATTAAATATCGAAGTTTCAGATATTATCATTCCTAAAGNCTGCCCTATATTAAAAACCGAACTACAATCGGGAACTAAGAAAAATTATCAACAAAGTCCATCTATAGATAGAATAGATTCTTCTAAAGGTTACATTAAAGGTAATGTAAGAGTCATTTCTTCTTTAGCAAATACCATGAAAAGTTGTGCAACAATTGAACAACTTGAACAATTTTCTAAAAACATAATGAGTTATATAAGTCAAAATGATGATATAGTCTGAACTTATAGGAAACTATAAGAAGTAACAGATAAAGAGCTGTTACGATAACAAATTGAAATATAAATCGGCGATGGCTCGTAAAACAGGTCAGGTTTGGTGGAAAACGTTAAAAGATTGGGAACCCTTACTTGATGAAAAGGGTCAGGTTTTAGATTATGAAACCATCATCAAAGGTTATAGAAGACACGGAACTGAAATTGTTGAAGAAGAATGTCGTTATACTTGGTCTGAAGCTTCGGCTATGGGTCTTGTAACTAAAGACAATTGGAAAAAACAACCAAAAGTTATGGCTTATTGGAGATGCTTATCAAGACTGTTAGACAGAATAGCTCCCGATTTAACAGGAGGTTTATATATGTCTGATGAACTTGCAGATGTTGCCAATGTGGATTATACTATTACCGAGGAAGGTGATGTAAAAGTTATAGATTAATTAATTAAAAACAAAATTTTATTCAAATTATGTACAATTTATCGGAAATTCAAGAAGTAAGTGGAAATCTTTACATTTCGCCAGGAGTGAAAGAAGTGACAATCGAAAGCTTTAAGGCAATGTTGAACAAATACGACAACAAAGTTATTGAAGTATCATTTAGAACAGTTGATGGAGGAGAAGGTCTTGTTGAGCAAATGCCTGCATCAGAAGTAATTCGTGAGGGTGGTAAAAAGTCTCCCCTCGAAATGACGTTGGTTAAAATTCGACACATTGCACGTGCAATTATCGGAGAAGAAGGTTTAGCTGATCTTACAGCAACTAGTGAAGAAGAGTTTATTGCTAAACTCAATGAACATTTGTGTAACAAACCTTATCGTCAAAAATTCAGCGGTCAGGAAGTTATTTCTAATGGAAAATCTTGGGATAAAGCTGTTGTCCCAATGCCGTCACCTTCTAACCCGATGGCAGAACCTATCGGAACTGAACCAACTCAGTTGAGATATGACAAAAATAATGCGTACGATTATCGTCGTAAGGAAGTTGCTGTTTTACCCGGTATTGGGTCTATGGTTACTCCTGGAGTTCCTGTGCCTCCCCACATGCAAGGAAAATAAACTAAAAGATTAATTTAAAATGCCGGGGGGAATAACATCTCCCCGGTTTTATTTTATGTTTACATTGTTTGACACATCTATACCAAATATAAAAAGATATTTTAGTGAAAAAGAATTGATATATAATTACATAGGTACACTAAAACCAATATGTTCTCCTTTTAGAACAGACAAAAGTCCTACAATCACATTTAAAGAAATTAATGATAAAATAATATGGAGAGATTGGAAAACTGGGGATCACGGTGATGCTTTTGATTTTATATCAAGAATTGAAGGTGTTTCAAGAGATGATGTAGGCAAAATAATCTTTAAAAAGTTTAGGTACGGTTTTGAAAAGATTCCTGTAAATGCAAAAGTTGTTTACAAACCAAATGTCGATAAAAAATATGCAGTTGAAACAAGAGAGTTTGTTGATAAAGATTTAGAGTATTGGATTCGTTTTAATATAACTAAAAATATTCTTGATCTTTTTAATGTATTTGCTGTTAAAACTGTATATGTTGAAGGTAATAATGGTTTATTTTACAAAAGAATTGATGACATAGATTATTGTTATGGGTATAAATACAAAAATTGGAAAATATATCAACCTTTTAACGAAGGAGACAAATGGTTGTTTTACGGCTCTGTAGAAGAAATAGAAGGTTGGGATCAATTACCTGAGTCTGGAGATTTATTAGTAATAACAAAAAGTTTAAAAGACATTATGACTTTTTATTCATTTGGAATACCTGCTATATCCTTTCAAGGAGAGCGAAATATACCATATGAACAAATCATAAATGATCTTAAATCCAGATTTAAAAAGGTAGTAATTCTTTATGATAATGACCCTACAGGAATTGAAGCTTCTGAAATGATATCAGAAATTTATGAGCTTGAAAAAGTTTTTGTACCAAAAGAATATGGTAAGGATATATCAGAAGTAGTTGATAATAATGGAGTAGAATTTACTACCATTTTAATAGATTCTATATTATGAAAACAATAGAAATTAATATTGATAATTATCTTAGGGAAGTGATAATTTCCAAATCCGTCAGAGCAAAATATAAATTGAACAAAGACGGTGACAAAGTTGTAAGTAATCCAAAAAGTGCAGGTAAGCCCCGTTATAAAAAAATTAATGGGCAAGATCTATGGTCAGGAATAAATCATAACCTTAGAAGTAAAATTGCTAAAGAGTTGAAGATATTTTTCTATGAACACTTTAGAAGTAAAAAAATTAAAATAAAAGAAAAAGATTATCCTTTGTCTATAGGTATAGTTTTTTATGGACCAATAGGTGAGTTTGATTTAGATAATCATTCATCTTGGTATAGAAAATGTATACAAGATGCTTTATGTGGAAACGTAGAGTTTGAAAAAGTTATAGATGAAAGAGGTAAAAAGTCTTATGTTCCTGATAGAAAAAAGTATCCCGCACTTATAAAGGATGACAGTGTAATTTATGTCAGAGATATTCCCTGTAGTTATATAGAATCAGAGGAATATAAAATCAAAATAATAATTAAAAAAATAGAAGATGTACCAGATTGAAGAAAATTTAAAAAAAGAAATACTAGGGTGTTGTGACGAACACATCACTAAAAAATTGTCTAACGATGACCATTCGGAATTAGTTTTTAACAACAATCTACCTGAAAGTATTCAAGAAAAACTTGAGGATGATTATATTAAAAAGAATCCTAAATGGTATGTAACAACCAATGAAGTTTCATGATATGTTTAATTGATGGTGACATATTAATGTACAGATGTGCTTGGTCTAATGATAAATCAGATGATTTTCAAGATGTAAAAGATCACGTTGTAACATTAATGTACGAAATACTATCTAATAATAATTCTAAGGACTATATAAGCTACCTTACAGGTAGAAATAACTTCAGATACGATATACCTGAATCTAAAGATTACAAAGGTACCCGTAAATCTGAAAAACCTAAATGGTTCTTAGAAACAAAGGATTTCATGATAAANGAATTAGGATACCATCTCACCGATAGGATAGAAGCTGATGATGCTTTAATAATATCATCAAAAAGACATCCCAACTCTGTAATATGTACAACGGATAAAGATTTGCTTCAATATCCTGGAACATTTTATAACATTAATCACAAAACAATTACTGTTCTTACAAAAGAAGAAGGTTTAAGAAACTTTTGGAAACAGATGTTAACAGGAGATGTTAGTGATAATGTAAAAGGTGTTGAAGGAATTGGTCCTAAAATAGCTGATAAGATATTAAATTCAGTAGACCAAAGTCATTACATGTATAGAGTTATGTCAGCATACGTTTCTAAATACGGTGAGTACGAAGGTGTAAGATTTTTCTATGAAAACTACAGGATGTTAAAGTTGTTGGACAATCATGAAAACTTTGTTGAACCTGAAATAAGACATATGGATTATTCAATACCGATCGAAAATTATGCAGGAAAAAGAAGCGTCACTTGATGATTTAATCCTTACAAAACAAACTCCAAAGGTAAACTACCAATGGGATTTAAACAAAACATCCGTTTATCTTAGACCAATGGTTGGTCCTGAGTTTAAACACTATTACGCCAAAACAAATTATCTTAATACTTACTGTAGTGAGAACAGAATGTTGTATTCAATTTTTATGAAAAACTCAGTTTATAAATCAAAAAGATTTGAACAAGATTGTTTTGATAAACTTGAGCTAAAATTTGAGTACGATCCTAACTATAGAGGAACTATTGAAAATGATGTTTTTGTAACATTTATTTCTCAATTTCCAGAAAAGCATGAAGATGATTTTGATAAAATAGTATCAACAAAATACTCAGAAACAAGTCAACCCTATAAGAAAAAGGTTTTGAATTTTTATTCAGACAACGCTTCTGTAATGACTTACGTTGCTAAAAGGTTACATCCTACAGATGAAGATTTAATGGATCTTGCTGATTCATTAGATACACCTTTTGAAAATGTTAAGATATCCGGACAAATTGAAAGTTATTTTGATATGGATAAAGAGCGTTATTCAGGAGTTAATTTTTCTGAAGGAGGAGTTATTTATGAGTATATAAAAAATGGAGGAAAAATTTAATGCCTTTTAACAACCGTTGGGACAATGTGATAGGACCAGTGATGAGAAAAAAAGAAACTACTGAGTTATCAAGAAAGATACAAGAAGAGAGAAGTAAATATAATGTTTACCCTAGCCCTGAGAATGTTCTTAGGGCTTTCTCTTTATGTGATCCTATTGACTTTAAAGTAGTTATTCTTGGTCAGGATCCTTATCACACTCCCGGAATGGCAATAGGATTAGCGTTTGGTGTACCTAATTTATTATCCGAAAAGCAATTACCACCAAGTTTAAAAACAATTATAAAAGAAGTCAAACAATCTACTGGAGAATACAACGGTGATAATGATTTAACCAGTTGGGCTAAACAAGGAGTATTGCTTTTAAACACAGCACTTACAGTAAGAGAAGGTGAAGCAAATTCTCATTCAAAGTTATGGAATGATTTTACGAAAGAAATTATTTCAAATATTGATAAGGAGTTTGACAACCTCATATTTATGTTATGGGGTAAACATGCTCAATATTATGCTAAACAAATTAATCATGCTAAGCATTATATATTGACTGCGGGACATCCTTCACCTTTAAATACAAAAGACGTATTTATTGGATGTAATCATTTTAACAAAGCAAATGAAGTTTTAAAAGAAGATGGAAAACAACAAATTAAATGGTAATTTGAGTTCTGATCAAAAGAAAATACTGTTAAACCTTGCCATTATATGGAGCATGAGATCAGACTTAGAAATTGGTCAACTTTTAGACAACATAACCTGTTTAGATTATGATGAACAAACCCTTAGAGATGTGACCAATGATGAATTTGATTCAAGATTAATATTACAAATTGAAGCATTTTCAAACATTAAACGTTCTAAAAAAGTAAAAGATGGGGTATAAAATTAAAAAAGGAATTACAGGTAATGACTATTTTGAACCTGAAAAAGAAAATGACATAGAAAGAATAAAACATCCTGAAGAATTAAAGCAACAAATAATTGAAGACAATGCTACTTATCATGAACTTGCTAAAGGTAAAGGATTTATAAATGAACCAGTTACAATTGGAAGTGAGGTACCAGATATACCAACTGAATATTATAATTTAATAACACGTACTCCGGCATCAACAAGTTCATTAACTACTTCAGAGTTATCAGATAAAATTGCTGAGATTAATAAAAATGCTAATAAAGTAAATATGTATGATATTATTGGGGAAAATAAGTCAAGAAAAGCTGGTCGGATTAACAAATTTTATTCATATTTTACACCTGAAGAAATAACTATAGTAATAAATAAAAACGGAAATAGTTATAAACTCGTTTCTAAAACTGAAAATGAGTATAAAAAATTCATGATTAGTAATAAAAAGTTTGATCTGTATGCAGTAGAGTTTGCCTTAAAAATGTGTGATGAATGTAAAGACATTTCAGAACTTCGAGAAAAGTTGAAAGGACAACTTGAAGAATTGGAAATTCAATAAAAAGAAAAGGGGGGTTATTAGCCCCCCTACTTTTTTTTATAATACCGTGTTTAGTTCCAACCCATTATTCTATCGTTTGGTTCTAAATACTTATCAAACTGATAAGCTGAGTTTAAAAATGGAGTTGCTTTCATTACACCCTTTTGACCTTTAAGGTAACCATCGTTTGTAGTTTTACCTTCAATTAAACCTTCAAACATAAAATCATGTACAGACTTAATTGTTTCTACCATTTTAGGAATTACGTTTTGTTGTGTTTGAAAGTTACGTAACATATCCATCGCATGATATCCTTGCATTGTGTCTTCGTTTAACCTTTTAAATCGTTTTGCAAGTTGTGTTTCTTCATCATCATCATCAAATGCTAATGCTCTTACAACATATAATGCTCCAAACATTAAACCACTTGTAAAAAGATCCAACATGTTTTTTCTTTGTTCAGGTTTAAGGTTTTTAAGATCATAATCTTTATTTCTCTTTAACTGAACGAAGTTAAGTAAGACACCAAGTATTGTTCTTATTCTACCTTCATTTACTCTACCCACCCATTCATAAATATCTTCACCGTTTTCTTGTTGTGGAAACTTAACCCATTTACCTAAAGACATATCTTCACGTTTACTTTGTAACATATTACTTAATATTGAAGGTATATACTTTTTAAATTGAAGTACCCATTGACCAAGTGCAGTTAACTCAAGTGCAGTTCTTTCTTCTTTACGATAACCGCCGTGTACTTTTTGAGAAAGACGTTTCATTCGCATTAATTCTTCAGGAGTAATACCTTGTACTACTCTACCGTCAATTGTTTTAAATCTGATACCTCCTGTCCATTTTAACCTACCTGTTACAACTTTACCTGACTCATTTTTAATTTCCTCAACTTCATACTTATCATAAAGATCTGCATGTTTCATTTGTGCAGCAAGTAACATTAATTGTCCGTAGTTCTCACCAAGGCTGTGTGCAAAATATAAATAAGCTTCATTAGCTGTTTTATTTTTAGCAGCATCTAAGTTTGATTTTAAAGCCTTATAATCATAGTTATCTGGAAGGTATCTAAACTCTTTAGCCATTAACCAAAGTTTATTTGTATCCTGCTTACCAAGTAACATATCTTTTTACAAGATTACCCATTTCTTTATGAGCGTAAGTAAGATCACCCATTGTATAATCAATATCGGAAAGATTAACACCTAACCTTTTTTGTAATGAACCTATGGCAGCCTCTTTAGCATTTAACATTGTAATCAAAATACCATTGGCAATACCATTAGGTATTTGAACCCACATTGAACTTGCTCCTACCCACTTTCTGAGGTTGTTTAAAACTTTATCTGGTGATACTACAACATTGTCGTTTAGTTTAAACTCTTTTCTTGAAAAGGCAGTGTCTTTACGAGTATCTAGTATTCTATTAGTAGTAGTGTCCAATAAAAAACCTATAGTGTTTTTAAAATGTTCTTCGTTTGAAAACTCTTTAACACCTTGGTCTTTATAATAACCTATCATACCTTGTGCTATAACAAACAAATCATCTTTGTATTTCTTTTTAATCATTGACGATGAAAATTGTTTAACTATAACTTCAGGGTCAAAGCTGTGAAATTGATTACCAATCATATAATCATTTTGCTCCATGTATTTAACAGGTACACCAAGATTCTTTTTGTCTTTAGGGTTAGGAGCTTCTAACTTTTCAAAATAATTGTTCATTGATTTATTATAAAAATACTTAGCGGTTTTTTTATTTAAACCACCATGTCTTTCCATAAACCCTTCAAGATTTGCCATCATTCTTGGTGTAAAGTCTTCAGGTAAAACTTCAGGATAACCTAATACAGAAGCTAACGTTTTCTTAGTATCAAACTCTACCTTTTCACCTTTAATGTTTCTACGTGTTTCAGTAATTGTTATTTCTTTTAACATCGTAGATTCGTAGTTTTCTTTTATAGTTTTGCGAATAAACTCAGCATACTTTCTTTGAGCATTGGTAAGTTTAGTACTGTTTTTAATATCTTCATTACTTAATAAATAATATCCTGTTTGTCCATTTCTTACTTTAGGTTTCCATATAAAATCAAACATTCCGGAACCATCAAAGTTCTTACTTGTTTTTACTATACCTCCGACTAAACCTTTGTTTGTAACTTTTCTCAACGGGTTTCTTGCATAATACTCAGCTTCTATTTCACTAAATAATCTTTTGTGTTCAATTTCAATCTCACGTTCTTCATTAGCTATCTTATCATCAATGCGATACAGCATTTTGTTAAACCTTTGGATTAATGGGTTAGCAATTTCAGAAGTTGTTCCTAACCATCTTTTAAAGAAACTTACGTCAATATCGTCACCGTCTTCTATTTTAAAACCACCATTATCAATTTGCATTATTTCTTGAGTAAGTCTTACTATTTCTTCAGACTCATCCACAGTTCTTTTTGATTCAGGTTTTGATAATACTAATGTATCAAGACGTGATTGTTTTACTTTACGTAATGTTTCTAATGATTGACCTTTTGTATTTATAAGGTCTTCATTCATTGATCTACTTTTTGAAATGTATTCTTTAGAGTTAAATAAACCTCGTTCTTTAAACTCTTTGTGTAGTTCAGGATTGGTTTCTTCGTAATACTTTTCTATTATTTCTAAGTAAGTATAATACTCAACAGGATACATTTTATAGTGTTTAGTTCTAAAATGAACAACAGCAATGTCTCTAAACTTTATAGTCGGGTACTTTTCTTTAAGCATAAATGCTCTCATCATAAGTTCTAGTTTAGCTTTAGATTCACGAGTATCTAACTGCTCATTAAAAGCTCCTTTAGAGTACTTTAAAAGATCAGTAGTGTTTTGATCATTTGTAAAGCGTGCACCTGTTTTAAAGTCAATCATTGAATAGTCACCTTCAGGATGTTCTATTAAACCATCTATTGTAGTACCTATCCCTAACTTTTCATTTACAAATTGTAACTCTGAATGATAAATATCATTTCTACCTGCTGAATTAAATAAGAATCCTAAGTCTGAAAATATTACAGGGGCATTTTCTCCAATCCATGCAAATTCAGCAAGATCTATTTCATTTTGAACACCGGGTTTTTCTTTTGCCAGTTCAGTTATTTTATCAAACAATTCTGATGCTTTTGCGAAATCTTTATTTACTTTTGCAACTTCATACTCAATAACTGCGTGGGATATTACTCCATAAACTCTACCTGTTTCAAGGTCAATTATTTTATCATTAACAAGTTCATCAAAACCTTTAGATACGTTAAAACCACTTTCATCTTCTAATTCAAGTTCTTCAGTAATTTGTTTATCCGCATCTTTATACATTTTTCGTACCTGAGCTTCAGCAATTAACCTTGTACGCTCTTCGTTACTGATATCTTTCTTTAAGTTTTTAAATCTTGTGTTGAAGTTATCAAATACAAAAGATGTAAGACGGTTGTTTTTCTTACCCGTTACAGGATCAGTATAAGAATCATCATCTACAACATAACCTTTATCTTCATTTTCTTTATTTATACTTTCAATAATATTAACTTTACCCATTTTTCTATCTGAAGCTGATGTATCTCCATCATAGTAAGAGTAATCATTCTCAATAAAGTCAAGTATGTACTTTTGAATTACCTCAACATTTTTGTTAGTAGTCAATCCTAATAAATCAACTAAAGCATCTACAATTTGTTTTATAGTTTTAATTAAAAAGTTTTCGTCTACTCTACGTAATGTATTCTGAAAATCCTGATTAGTCATTATTTCAGAAATAAACTCTTTATCATTTTTAAATCCGTAAAACGATTCATCACCAGCAATAGTTTCTTTACGGACGTCTACACCTTGTTCACCAAACAATCGTTGTGCATAAATTTCGTAACTTGCTTTTATCTTACTTATTCTTTGTACAAACTGTTTTTCTTTATACGTTCTAAGGCTCTCTGGTTTACTAAAAACAGATGAGGTTAACGCATGTATAGATTCATGTAAGATCGTTCGTTCTACGTGCTCTAATGACGTAAAATTACCATCTGATATTATATACACGGTATTGTTTATATAAGAACCTAAAATGTTATCTCCTACAGTAAGTTCTGTATCTATTTCTGCGTACTCTTCTTTAGTTATAAATTTAAAATCGACGTTATTTTTATCAGCAACCACTCTTAACCTTTCAGCCAATCTTGCAACGTAAGGATTTTTAGATGTTCTACTTACTCTGTCAAGAATTTCCGACATTGTATAGTCTTTGTTTTCAAAGTTATTTGAAATCGCCGAAGATGTTTTTGTGTTGGTTGGTTTAGAATAATCAATAGGTTTAGTTTCACTTACTGATTCTTTAGATAACTTTACGTTAAATTTGTTACCAATGTATTCTTCTGAAGGAAACTTATCGGTATTATTTTCAGATTGATACTTATCAATAACTAAATCTAACAAAAGAAGATTGGGTTGTATCTCTTTTAATTTTAAATACTCAGGATGTGAATGGTTTATACACTTCATTTTAACAGTCTTTTATTCTTTTTATAGTTTCTACAAAATCTTCTTTTAATGCGTCAGCTAAATCACTTGGAGAATTGATTTGAAATTTCTTACTTATTTTCTTATCTTCAGGTGCTTCGTTTTCATAAGTCTCGAACAAAGCGTCTACATCTAATCTAAGTGTAATATCAACTTGTTCAACTTTAGGGAAAACAACTCCGGGATTGCTTTTCTTTTTTTCTTCAGTAGCGTCTTCAGTAATATACGGTTTAGATACAGATTCTACTATATACGGTAAAGCATTCCTTTTTATTACATCTGAGTATCTAAAAATTGTAACCTTATCTCCAGGTTTAGTTGTAAACAGTTGTTGGTAGTAAGTTACAGCTTTTATTGTTTTGGTTAAACTTTGCTTTTCAGGTAAATGATCTTTTGTACCTAAATTACCCCGTTCGATATCAAATGCTTTTTTAACACTATAAGAGTTTTCAAATAATTCAGGAGAAAATTGATAAGAACCTTTATCTGAAATATATCCTACAAATTGATAATAAGAGTTATATATCTTTTTATTATCTTCTATACCTTCGTTCTCATAAACTTTGTAGAATACTTTTTTACCGTCAGTAATGTATAAATCAGATTTAGTTTTAGTCTTAAGTGCAATATCGTAGAATGCTCTTATGGTGCCGTTTTCTGTTTCAATTTCTGAAATGTTTGAGCGCTTTTTATTTTGATTATCTACGTGTTCACCAACTATACTTATTACCTTATCTCTGTTTTTACGTTCTTTAATATTAAATATATTTTCACCAAAATTAATTGCAAGTTGTAAACCAAAGTTTTCAACAACATTTTTTAATTTAGGATTTAGATAACGTTTACCTTTTTTAGAGTTTTGTTCACCTATGTCTTCACCTTTAGCATTAAATAATTCAACTAATTGACGGTTTAATTCTATATCATAAGATACATATAACTCAGGAGGTAATACTGTAGACAAGTTAGACATACTGTACTGACCACCTTCAAATAGAATTGCATACTTTAAAAAGTCATACTGTACGTTTGTATAATAATATTCCTCAGAGTTGTTGTTTAATTTTTCAAATGCTTCCTCAAGCTCTAAGCGATCAGCTTGTTCTAAACTGGAAACAGCAGGAAATGTTAAGTAGTATAACCCGGTTTCATCATTTATTTTAATCTCGATTCTATCTAAAAATTGGTTCTTTTTAATAGACTGTTTGAGAGTCAACACTCTTTCAATAAACCGTTGTTTCCAAGCTTCGTTACCATATACTGTTGCTGTGTAATCTTTACCGTTAACAACTTTAGTGTAAGGTTCTTCTGAAGTTGTATCAAAGTTTACAGAGTATCCTGCTTGTTTTTCAACTTCTCCATTTTCTTTTTTAACTGGTTTTTTATAGACATCGAAAGCAATTCCTGATGATAAGTATTTAATAAACTCTTCTCTTATTTTTGATAAGTTAGTGTTTTTGTACTTATCTATATTAGGATTAAATTGACTTTTAACAAAAGCGCTTGCAAATAATTGTAAGTTTTTATTGTGTTTAAATAATATGTTTTCTGATTTACTTTTAAACCATTTTAAAGATTCGTATGATTCTTTTATTATAGGAACAGTAAATAATTGAACGTCTGGAAATATAAATGATTTTTTTAACTTGTACTCATTTGCTTTTTTAGTTATTACAAATCCTTCATTTGATAATTTATCATTTTCACCAACTTCATCTCTTTCATACACAGTGTCTAAATAGTCAAGTTTATCTTGAGCATCTTCAAAAGTGTTTGGTAATTCTTTAACTATACTTAAGAATTGAGACATTTCAAATAAATTTTCACCAATCTTATTTATTTTAATAAGTTGTGCGTAAGCAGCTAATTGTATTTTAGCAAGTTCAGGATTACCTTCTAAGTCAGAAATTGAAGATAAGTTAGCAGCAAGTAATTTATCTAAACCTTCTTCTGTTAACGTTAAAGATTGTAAATACTTTTGGAAAGCATTTGCATTATCTGAAGTATCTTCAACACCAAGCTCAGTACGGGCAAGTTCTTTCATTTTATCTTTAATGGTGTCTTTAGCAGTATTACTTTCATTAAATGAATTCTTACTATTACTTTCAGAAAACTCTAACATTGTAGGAGTAATCATTAACTTAACAGCAGTATTTACAGGAACACCGGAACCAATCATTGCTGTAAATATATTTGCAGTGTTAGCATTAGCATTAATAACCTCAAGTATTTGTTCTTTTACGTTATCAATTGCCGCGTTAATCATAGAGTCAATAGTATCCCAAATCCAATTACCGTCTTTATCTTTTCTTGTTATACCGGTGTATTCGTTATCTCCTATTTTGAAAGCTAAGTCTTTACTAAATTTTACAACGCTGTCAACATCTAATCTATCCTCAGCAGTATTTGCTTTCATCAAATAATTAAAGTTCTTAGCAGCATTTGCAAATATACCTGTTAATATTGTACCTGACGTATTATCAGACTTCATTTTCATTTGGTCTATAGGATTGTTCAAATTTCGTTGTTCACGAATCATTGAGTCTCTATAATTTTTCCAATCTTTTAATTTTGTTTCATATACGTTATCAGGTTCTCCTTCTTCTCTTACCGGTTTAGGTTTGTAATCTTCATGATTTTCATATCTTATTTTATAAATCATGTCAAATACACTTTCTTCACTTTCAAAAGTTCCGCTGAATTTATCCATAGTAATTGGTTTCATCATCATGTCCCAATTCTTTTTATCAGCTAACGTATCATGTAATATATCAACAATTTGATTTGTATAAACAGAAGTTAATGCATTAAATACAATTGTTTTTTTAGATTTCAATAAACTAAGTTCATTGTTTTTATTATCTAAAGTACTAGGCTCTACTTTTACATCTGATTTTTTTAACTCTTCTATTTCTCTTTCTTTAGCTTCTAACTGTTTGTTTAAAACAGTTAATTCATTTTTTAAAGATTGTTCATGAGTATCTAAAAACAACTCTCCCTTTTTAACTATTTCATTTCCATTATTGTCAATAATTTTATACTTAGAGGCACTCTTTCTTATTACAGATAAAGTATCAATGTCAAAGTCAGAACCATGTAAGAACACTAATTCTTTAGGGGCAATTATAATGTTTTCTTGTCCTGATTTAGAAGGATAGAATCCTATTACTTTAATTGGTACAGCAGAGTGTATCTCAGTAGAAGGAATACGGAAACCTAAGAATTTGTTAAACTTTTTAGCTTGTTCACTATCTAATTTCAAATAACCTTTATCGTCTAACGTTAATTCTTTTTGATATAAGTCAGGCATATACACTTCCATGTAATACTTGTTAGTAGCTTTATCAAAAACTAATTGAGGATCTTTACCTTTTATATTAGTACCTGTAGATGATTGTAATACAAGTTTAGCTCCGTTAAATTTAAAATCAACGGTATTCTTATCAACAATAGAAGCAAATTGAGATATTACTTTATTTGCGATTACAGGATTATTCATTGATATACCTTTTGTTGAAAGGAAATCAACTACTCTTTGATCTGAATCATTTTTAACAGAACTTGATTTTAACATCTTACGAACGTTTGCTCTTAATAATTTAGAGTTACTTGCACTAAGAGTTTCGTCAAGGTCACTTCTTTTCAATCTTATAATTTTACCCATCAACTCCTCAAGTCTTGAGTCCTCATCATTATTTGTAAGATAGGAGTTAAAGAAATAAAGTAACTGACTTGGTTTTTTAACCATTTTGTTTAATTTACTTCTTGGGTTTAACTGCATTCTGAAGTTGTTGTTATCTAACTCCATTATAGAATTACTATCAATTTCAAACTTACCGTTATTGTAAGATGATGTTATTACAGGTGCTCCAACCTTAACTGCTGATGTAAATACAGCTTCGTCAATTGGAACAGCTTTTTGTTCAAAAGATCTTAATTCGGCAGATTCTTGTTTTGTCAAAGTTCCTGCTAATGACTTATCAAACAATTGTCTTGCTCTTTCTCTATTCTCAGTAATTCCGTTAAAATCTAAATTAAATCTTAAGTTTGCTAAATCTGGAAACATTTCACATAACTCATCTGTAAGTTCAATCAATGAGTATTTTAAAGCAACAGGTTTACCGTTTTTGTCTAATGAATAGTAAACCGGTTTCATTGTAGAAGAAAGGTTAGAATCTCTACCAAAACCTTTACGTATGTTATTAGCACGTCTTGGTGTACAGAAACCTTGACCATCAGTATCAATTGATGAACCACCTTTTAAAGCCGGAAACATTTCAATTAATTCTTTTGACAATGTTGATTCAACATCACCAAATACAGAAACCAAAAATTTCTTTCTTAGACCTGTTTGATTATCAACCCTTCCTTTTGAACCTTGACCAAATGCTATTGACATACGTTTAATTTCATCGTAAGAATTCTTAAAGTACGCTTCATCACCTACTACAAGTTGATTTAAGAATAAATTGTTTACATAGAAGTTTTTAACAAACAAATCCATGTAAGGAAGTATTTCTTCTACTGTAATACTATAATTAGCACTTTTAGCTCTATTTCTTAATTCTCCTTCTATTTTAGAAGTATCATATTGATCTAATAATTTGTTATTATCTTTAAAGGATTCTGAATAAAATGATATTAATCTTTTATTAATATTAGCTAATCTACCATCAACAGGAACTCTCATTTTAACAAATTTTTGAGCAGCGTTGATACTCATTTGTTCGAGTTTAGCCATTACTTTTTCGACTAACTCATCAGCTTTTTTAGGATCTTTTAAGATTTCTTCTGTTGGGAAATCTTTTTGATCAAGTAACCATTGACTTTTGTTTTTATTTTTAACAAAGTTTTTATCAGTTTCTTCACTTTTACTTCTTATAACATCCTGCCATAACCCATTTAAAATAGCTTTACGCAACCCATTTTGATTTAATATAGGTAACTCTACACCGGCAGCTTTTGGTTTATTTGAAATAGTGTTAAACGATTGTATATAAGTAAGGTCTTCACTAACTTGAGACATCCCTGAATTAAACTGATAAAATACATTTCTGAGTAACCAGTTTCTTGAGTTTTCGTTACTATAGTGTGTTACAAAGTCTCCATTCTTTTGTTTCATTGAGTCATGATCAACAAATCTTTTTATTGTACTAAAACCATTTGAAAGAATGTTATAAGAATAGAGCTTACTGTTTTTAACATGTTCAGGCAATAGTTTCTTATCACCTTTCATAAAATTATTTACAATATCATAAGCCTGTGAAGATTGTTCATACAACCATCTTACAAACCCGTCACCACCACGATAGTTTGTAGAACGCTCTAAGTGCGCTGAGAGAGGTTCAACAAGACTTTGTAATCTTTGTATCCTACCTGTATTGTTTTTAATTTGTTCGTAAATTGCTTTTCTTACATACTCTAAGTTTTTAGAAGGATCTATAGAGTTAATTTTCTTTTGTATTTCTTCAAGAACACTTATTATTTGAACAACGTCATCATAAACATCAGTTATTAATGTAGAATCAGCATTATCAATAACGTCAAGCTCTTCATCACTTTTCTTTTTATCAATCATATTTAAAGCAACGAGCAATGTTCGTAACGATTCTGCTTTTTTAAGCTTTTTATTTTCTTTAGATAAAAATAAATGTTTTAACTTTAATATTTTTTCATATTGATCTACAAAAGCATTTTTAATATGACTGTTAGTTACTACGTGACTTGTTCTTGCATAAAGTCTGACATATCTATAATGAAAGCCGTTTGAATCATCCTCTTGTCTTTTATTTGACTGTGGGTTATTCATTGCTTCCATTGCCTGCATTTCAGCATCAAGAACTTGCTGCTCTATAGTTTTAAAGTCAAACTTGTACTCTGATATACCTATCATTACGTCTTTCTTACGTAAACTGTTTGCATTATTATAAATTGCATTCAAGGTATCAGCAGCCATTGCTTTTTTGTACAACTCATTAACCATAGGTATACCTAAGTTGCTNATTTTATCAGCAGCTTCTAAAAAGCTTAAATGATTGTCAAAGTTTTCACGATAAATAGATTCTCCTTTGTGTGTAAATGTTAATGATGAATCTTTTCGTTTAGTTCTCTCGTAAGAAAACATTGTATCTTTAGGGAAAGGTTTTCCATTAGCATCTGTAGTTAAGGTTGCAGTTTCAAATAATTCTACCAACGTTTCATACACAGCAGTGTTATATGGATTTTTATTTAATGATAGAAACACATTATCTAATTGTTCAAGCTCACTCATTTCAGAATTTTCAGGATTAATGTTATCCATTAATTCTACAAGCTTAACAAAACCTAGTCTTGGATTTAACGGATATTTAACACCGTTATAAGTAAACTCAATTGTAGATAAAAAGTCTTTTACTTGGGTAGATAATTTCTTTTCATGATTTATCCTATCATTTTCTACACCATAAGGATTTTCAGAATCACTTAGTTCAAAATCAAAGTCAAGTTCTTCATCATTTATTTCTATTACACCATCATTACCTATTGTAATATTAGGATATAAATCTTTTAAAAATTTAAAAAATATTTTATCGTTTGAAAGTTTATGTAATGCTTTATACAAATTACCTTTAGAACCAGTTTTTTCAACTTCTGCTAATACACGAGGTATGTAATTTTCTTTTATATATTTAATTGCTTCATCTCTTGAAAATGTTAAATTGTCCCAGGCTCCTGTATTGGGGTCTTGTACTGCAAAATCTTCTGCGTTTGAAGACAATTTAGTACGTTTAGATAAGGCTGTTAAAAAGAATTTTTTAGCTGCTTTATAAACTGCTGCAGTTTCAAAAGTATCTTTAATATTAATATAAGTTGCAGTAGAACCCATTGGTTCTTTAGATTCTGTTTTAAATTGACCAGATTCTATTCTTTCAAATATGTCTTCTATTGTATTTGGTTTACTTCTAATTAAATTAAATAACTTTTTCAACATTCTAAAGAACTCACCTATTAAGGTTGAAGGAGAATTCTTTCTGTCTATTTCCCAAGTTTCATATAAGTTGGCAAGGAACTCTTCCTTTTGTAAATGAGTCATTCCTTTAGTTTGAGGATATTTTTTACTTAATTCAGAATAGAGATTAGAACGTTCGTTTGAGTTTAAATAACTTCTAAATATTTTATGGAATACTTCGTGTCTGACAACTCTTCTAAAGAAAGTTCCATCTTCATTTTCAGCAAGGTATATTACACCATCTTTTACAACTCCCCAATCTTCCTTATTTCTAAATCTCATCATTTCTAATTTAGATAAGAATTGTATTTGATAAGGTTTAATTCCTGGAATTCTTTTTTCAATATAAGCTCTTACACCACCTTTGCTCATTTCACCAAGGTCAGAGAGTTCTTCTTCACCAAATTCGTAACTTTTAAAAGGGTCTTCATCCTCCATAAACTCACTAAGATTAATCTCTAAATCTTTAGCTTTAACAGAAGACTCAGTTGTTGCAGATTCATTAGTAGCTTCTGCAGATTTAACACCTGAATTAAAAGATACAGAAACAGATGTAGGTATTACGTCTTCAAGAATGTCTTCAAACATTATTGAATCGACTTCAGGGACAGGTACGTACTTGTCATTATAACTTACAGATTTGCCGTTTATAACAGTTGATGTTTTAGATATTGGTACTCTTATGCCAAAACCTCCGTTAGCTGTAGAGTTACCTTGTTCATCAAAAGATAACAAAGCATCTAACATGTTTTGATTAAACGGTTGACCTAACCCGTCAAGTAATTGTTTTTTAATATCAGCATATTCTTTAGAGTCATATCTTTTTTGAATTTCCTCGGGAGAATATTGTTTTAATGGTTCAAAGTTAGGATCCTCTTTTACTCTTCTTTTTTCATAAGATATAATACCCTCAATTACTCTTTCTCTTCTGTATAGAGTTCCAGGATTTGCAGTTTCATAAATATTCTTAGAATCTCTTGTAATTATTTGTTTACCGTAACGCAGTGTCTCGTCACCATTAGGTACACCTGGAGAAATGAATTTTGGTCTTATATATTTTTCACCAAACTTGACCGCTTTTTTCATTTTCTTAATTACTGAAAATGACATACCATCTACTTCTTTATTAGACTTAGAAAGTGTATTTAAAGCAACCTGAGCAGGTCCGTGGGCTTCAAAACTTACAGGTTCAACGTCAGTTATTAAATTTTTATCTAATGTATTTAAGCCCTTTCTTGTGTAAACAAACTTTTGAGTAATTTCTATTTCACTACCATCTTCATCTACGTCATATACATATTCTTCTTTTACATCAACAACTTCTTTTAATACCCTTTCACCATTGTCGTTTGTTATATAAACGTAAGAACCTTCTTTAATACTTGAAAGAGGTGCTGAAACTTCTCCAAATACTAATGAATGTATTTCATCAGCAAGATCAACAATTGATACAGGGTCTTTGTAACCATCTACTTTTATTTTCTTACTTATTGATATTGACGGGTATTTATTAGTTTTACTATATACTAAGTTGTTTAAAGCTATTTCAGGAGTAACTCTGTGGTTACGTCCTATAGAAGTTACAAGATGTCCAAAGAACTCATCTCCTAATTGCTCATTTATACCAAAAGTGCCTAACACATTACTTAATGCTTTAGACGCTTTTTGTAATTTAATCAAAGGTTCTACTAAATGTGAATGGTTGTTAATATTTAATTTAGCAGGAGCAAGTCTTATATATTGATTAGCAAAGTTACCTTTACCGTCAATTACTAAATAAGGAATACCTTCTTTTGGTACAAACCCATCACTATTTTTTTGAGCAATTGTTTTTAACTCTGACTTTTTAAATACTTTTATTTTAGCCGAACTTAATATAGAATTAACTTGGTCATCAGTAATACCGGAAGTTTGTTTAAATTTATTTACTACTTTTTGTAATAAACCATTTAAACTAAAAGGTTTTGGATTCTTAAAGTCATATATATAAGTCAAAGGAGTTGCTTCTGATATAATACCATCTTTAAATATATTCATCTTACCCTTTGATTTAAAATACCCAGGGTTAGACTTAGTGGAACTAAAAACAGTTATATTTCCGGAAAGCATTTTTTGTTTTTCTTCAGGAGTAAACAAGTTATCCATTTCTTCACTACTGAATACTCCGACTTCTTTATACAAACCATTACCAAAACCAACCATTGCAGATATTACAAAACCGGAATCGTTGTTTGATTTTCTTTTTACTACAACGAAAGACATTCCAGGTTGAACTACCTGAACAACTCTTTTGACACCATCTTCACCAATTTCATAGTCAACTAATCCTCTTCTTGTAGGGTATGTTAATTTGTGAGAAGTGCCTTCACCTGAAACAGTATTATCATTAAAATCATCTATGTTGTTACCATCCTCAATATCTTCAAACTCAGAATGATCTGTATCTTCATAGTCATCATTTATTTCAACAATGTTTTCATGAACTATACCGTCTGAAACCCCTTCTTCATCTACAGATAAAGTATCTTCAATATCTTCAGTTTTTTCTATTACTTCTTCTTCTGTAGTAGAACCGTCTGGTTCATTCTCAGGAACTTCTTCTTTTTCTGTTTCTTCAGATTCTTTTGACTCTTTGGATTCTTCAGTTGTAGTTTTGGTTTTAGATTTAGTTTTAGTTTTAATTTCGTAAAACTCTTTTACAATTTCAAGTTGTTTATTTAATTCTTCTTTAACATTTTCAAACTTGATTTCCTTTTGTTCTTCAGAAATGTTTTTAGACTCTTTAACAGAATCATCAACCATATTCTTTATAACCATATTACCCATCATAATAAAGTTAACTGCACGTGATGTAGCGGTGTATAAAGCTTTATTATAGTTTTGGTTATCTCTAAATTCTTTATTACTTTTACGAACGTCAACAAAAACTTGGTCAACTGTACGCCCTTGTACTTCCACATAATCTAATACTTCAACATCGGTTATTCCTGCAGCATTGAGTTTGTCTTTATACTCTTGAATTCGTTTAGGGTCTTTATTAGTTATTATAACCCTTGTTTTGTTTTGACCGGAAGCTTTTTGTTCTTTTATAAACTGAATTGTATCTACAATAAAGTTATTGGTACCACGTACTCCAAGTACTTCACCTGAAGCATTTGCAACGTTAGTTTTAGCTACAATTTCAGTTTCAGTAAGATCATTCTTATTGTTTATAAACATTTCCTGAAAATCTATAATCTGACGAACATCACTTCTATATTTAATAGTGAGTGGTGATACCATTTTAATAGATGTAGACTCAGTTTCACTCATGTGTTCAATAGGTGCAAATAGAGTATCACCTGAAGTCATCTGGTTAGGATCTCCAAGTGTAAACATTTTAACAGGTCTTTTACCATCGGCAATTTGCTGTTTGTTAAAGTTAGATAAGTTTGTAGCTAACGTTAACAATTGTTTCCTGTCTAAACCACCTATCTCATCTACAACAATAAGCTTACCTGTAAATTTATTGTTTGCAAGTAACTCATTCAATTCATCGATGCTTGTTTTATCTTTTTTGTTTACTGCTAGGTTAGCAGTTTCTGATGAATTAGCATTATGTCCGGTTACATATAAATCACTAAGTTTAATGCCAAGCAATCTTATTACCCAAGATAGTACAAAACGAGTTTTACCTGTTCCGGCAGAACCTCTCAAATAAATAAGATCTTCAAACAAACCTCCGTTACTTGATTGCCCTATGTATTTTAAAGTTTCTCTAATTGCAGTTAATTGTTGGAAAGTAGGAGTTTGATCTTTTCCTAACTTTTCAAGCATTGTTATTTCTTTCTGAATCTGTTCTTCTATTTTATAATCTGAGTTAATCATTGTTTCAAGATTACTCAATGCTATTAATTCAGAATGAATGTCTATAAAGGTTTTAATGTTTTCGTCATTAAGTACTTTATCAGGATCGATAAAACTTTCTGATTTAGATTCGTAAGCATGCACGAACTCATCAAAGTCCATATTATCTACAAACTTTGCAGGATACGTTTTATTTTCAGTATGATAATCTGTAAGATATCTTTCTATAGGTTTAGCTGCAAACTTCACAGGGTTATCCCAATACTCAGGTAAGAGTTTGGAAAAACCTATTGATATCATTTTCTTTTTGTGTGCAGTAGTTATTTTCTTTCTATGCTCTGATATAAGTTTCTTACCTTCATCATTTTTAATAAGATACTTGGAAAGTTTTCCTAAAAGTATCTCACCGTAAGCAGCGTTCCAATCATCAGCTTTTGCCTTTTCGATTATAGTATCAAACTCACCTTCTTTTGATTCCTCAAATATATCACGTATAATAGTGCCTAATTCATTTAATTCACCGTTAGAAGTATTAACACCTAACGAAGTGAATAAACCTTTCGCATATCGCTTTAAAATGCGTTTCTGTTTTAATTCTTTATTAAGCTTACGTTGGTTAATTATTGTTTTTAGTTTCTTAAACTCCTCTAATAAAAAATCTATGTCGCTGATTAACTCATTTTTGTAAGGAGTGTTTTCTTCATTAGCTTCTTTTAATACAGATTGTAATGATTTTAAATCTTCAATGGTTTCATCAACACTTGACTCATCATCATATTCTTCGTTATCTTCTATAGTATCGGTAAGTTGATATGCTGAGTTTACGTAAGTTCTAAAGAAATCTTCACGTAATGATTCAAATGAAGGATCTTTTGTTACTTCACGAACACTTTTCATTTTTTCTAAAGAAGCTTCAACGTCTGATATTTTCTTTTCAATATCAGTTTCTTCTAACTCTAAAGCATCAATTCGCTGTGCAATATTATCAGCAGTGAGTTCTGTGGAATCAACACCCAACATTTCAAATGCTTCCATTACAGGAACCATTTCTTCTTGATTGGTAAAGTCACGTTTAAAAGTAACATCTCCATATTCATCATACTCTAATGATTCTTTTAAGAAATCTTTACTTTCCTGAACCCGGTCTTTTGCACTTTGAATAGTAGATTCTGCCTGTTCTATTTCATCTGATTCTAACGTAAACATTCCATCAGATAAAGCTTTCGACATTTTCTCAAAATCACCTTCTTCTACAGCATTCCAAAATACGGATTTATCAGCAATTCTTTTCTGTAAATCAAAAACATTTTTACGTTTGGCTAAACCCACCTGTGATTGAATATGAGTATCAACATCAGAAAGTTTCTTCCCACGTATTGAAAATGTATTTTTCTTTTTCTTTTCTTCTTGCTTTCTTTTTAAGTAAGCCTCACGTTCTTTCTTCTCAATTCCTTCAAGAGTAGACATGTCTTGAATATCTTGAATGTACTGTTCTCTACGTTCTTCAAGTTTGATAAGGTCTTCTAAATCTTGTATCGTTTCTTCACGTAAGTGTTTGTTCTCTTTTAATGTTTGAGATAATCCTTGAAAGTATAAAGACACAGTTGACTCTTCGATTTTAGGTTCAAATCCTAATAAATCTTCACTGATTTCTTTATTACTTTTAATAAGATCTAACATTGATTTAAACAAACCTTTGTTAGAACTATTTATTTTAGGGTTAAGATGCTTTGATGATAACTCTGATATACGTTTGTCTACGTCTTTAACAACATTGAACGCATATTTTAAAGGTAATTTTTGTTCATAGTCTAATGTAGGAAACGCTAATTCAACTTTATCTGATATTTCTTTTATACTTTTTATTTTTTCTTTTATACTTTGAACAGCTTGTTGTGGAGTAACATTTTTACCGGGTTCTGAAAATACTTGTTCAAACTCTTCTTTTGACATTGATTTGCCAAGCTCATCTAATTCTTCTTCAAGAATATCTAACCTACCTGCTTCTATACGAGATTGTATATATGAAAATGCCTGTCCAAACTTAGCGTTCTGATAATTAAATTTATCTCCGGTAATTGCAGCATTATCCATAGCAGCTTGATAAGAACCAAACTGACGTACAGCATCAATCAATGGTTTAATTTCTGAAGATTTAATTCTATTAAACAATTCAGCAACAGCTACGTTTTGAGCAGCTTCTTGACCTAACTCAGGCGATGTTTGAAATACACCCATAGGACCCCCTAACAACGCTCCAAGTATAATAGACTCCCTACCTTCAACAGTACCTAATGTTTCTGACAAACCGTGTATACTTGCATCAGTAATATTTTTAAATGCTGAGTTATCAGAATTATAACTATTAAAAAAATCAGTTATACCCTTTTCGTAGGCAAACTGCATACCCTCTTGAAAAGGTTCTGCCAGTATAGAACTTCCATAAGCAAATACTTTATCTTTTGCAGACAATCCTGCTGATTCATAACCTTCTTTACCTAGTTGTTTAACTACTTTACTTGCTGCTTTTCTTTCGATATCCCAACTACTTCTTAATAATTTACCAAAAGTTAAAAAGCTAGTAGTTCCTACTGTTGCAAAGTTTAAAGCAAATCCAACATTACCTGCTGATGTTGCCATCTTTTCTATATCTTCATCAGTAAGATTTACATACCTTGGGTCTCCTTTATCTCTAAGTTCTTTTAATTTCTCTACAACACTGTTTTTAATACCACGAGCTTCAACACCAGATTCACCTGCTGCAGCCGCCGAACCTATTAAAAGATTATCAATGTAACTGGCTCTTTTTGCAGCACGTGCTGTATCATCTAATTTGTCAGCAGCTTGTATTCCTGTTTTAACATTTTTATAAACGTCAGAGCCTTTTTTAAATCTTGATATTGCTGTACCTGCATTTAAACCTTTTATTACAGCACCTGCACCAATAGCACCTAAAACAGTACCCATACCATTACCAAAAGTGTCAGCCCAGAAGTTCATGCTTTGCATTCTTTCAAAGTTACTTTGAGAAGAATAATCTTCGGTGTAATAATGTGGAGCAACGTTATTTCTCAAATGTTCGTTAAATTGATCATACGTATTACTAAGTTCGTTATCCCAAACTTTAGATATATCACCATGAACAACGGCTGATGGTATCCCATGAAATATAGATGAAAAAGATTCTGCAAACGTAGTACCGGCAACTCCTGCAAGTTTAACTATACCGTTAGCAAGTTTATCTGCTCTTGATTGACTATAAGCTAATATTTCATTAATATTATCTTCAGCTTTTACAGAGTAACCATATTTTTTTCTAATTAGATTAACTTTATCAAGTTCATCTTGGGTAAGATATCTTGAGGCTGTTGCTCTATAAGGTTCACCTAATTCGCTAAGATAACTTTTATTATCTCCTGATTTAAAAGCTTCGTCAATTTGTTCCATTTTTCTTGTAGCTGTACCCATTCCTGTAAGGAAGTTTACAAACTCAGGAGACACTTGTTGACCGTTATTTTTTTCGTTATCTGGCATGTTTATTTTAATAATTAAATTCTAAATGATAATGTGCACCTTTACCTACATCATGATAAAGAAGTTTTACTCCGTATTTTCTTTTCCAAGATTGTCCTTCTGGAGTATCTATCCAATTCCAAAGTTTTAATCCTTCTTCATCATCTCTTATGTCAATTGCTTTACCGTTAACATGAGGAGGGTTTTTAGGAGCTTTTGTTGGATCATCTTTGTATATATCATCTTGCTCTTCTTTGTCTCTTATCGAACTTGTTATAGTTACTGGAAAAGGTATTTCATTTACAGGTGCTTCTAATTTAGTACCTTTCATTCTTTCTTGTACTTCGGGAGATTTGTATCTTACTACTTTCTGGCTCCCGGGGTTGGCTTTCCCCCACCGGAGGAACCTCCACGTCCTCCAGAGCTGTTTTGATAAACCCCACTGTTTGTTAACCACATTGCACCCATTGCATCAACTATAGATTGATAACTTGACCCGTCTACTGGAACTTTCTTACCGGTTTCATCTTTTACCATAGTTCCGTCTACTGTTTTAATTACAGTAAATTTATTTGCATATTGTCCTTGTAAACTAAAATCAAATTCGTGATTAAACACTTGTCCATTTTTAGGACGTGTTGCTGCAATTGTTTTAAGGAAACCTGACTCTTTAGGATCCATATTCATTTGTACAAGTATACTACCTGCTTTTTCTTTGACTTGTTGATTCTTATCACCAAGCATTGGTATTAACACCTCTTCGTAAAATGAAGACCTTGCACTATCATCTAATTTAATTCTAAGTTTGGATACTGCTTTGTTTTTATCATCCCCTTGTTGAAAGGTAAGTATGTAGTGTGGACCATCAGACGCATCTAAATCTAAGTCAAGTTCTTTTATTTGATTCGCGGCTATTTTATCTGTATCAAATTTTTCATCGGTAGCATGGTTAATCATATTGTTGTTATATACAGATTTTAAACCTTGACTTAGATTTGAAGTGTTTCCTGCAATTCTTCTAAGTAATGCAGTTTCGTTCATTTTTTGATAGTTATTTAATAAACTTTCTTCAAATTTCTTAATTGGATTCTTAGACCCTTCAGAAATTAAATATAATGGGTTTTCAAGCTTAGCAGTGGGTGTGTATCCTTGTCTACCTTTAATATAAAGATCATGTAAAAAATCATAAGACCTTGCCATTTCATGAGATTCCCAACCTTGACTTACTCTACGATCATTCCACGCTTTAAACTTATCGTAGTCTTCACTTAAAACAAACTCAATAGCGTCTTTCTTTTTACTTAACTCAATGTTTTTAGGATCACTTCCAGGGAATGCATATTCGTATATACCTACGTATAGTTTAGAAACTAAATCAGGCAAGTATTGAGTTTGACCTTTAAATATATCCTTAGCATAATCAAACAAATCTTTGTTATCTTCTAATACTTTATGAGCATTATCTTTAAAATAATCAGTATATTCATCATTAACTATTTGTCTAAACTGAAATAACTTAGATAAGTGTTGTTTTTTAGATTGAACACTACCTATTGTATTCATCAAGTTGCTATAATATAACTCTTCAGCAGGAGTAATTGTATTGTCATTTAACTTTTTANAATATTGATTTAATGCAAAAGATGAAAGTTTATCCATTAATACTTCACCTTTTGTTTTTACTCCGATATATTTACCAGATTCATCATATTGTCTTCTTGCTGCAGGATCGCTAAATTCTTTCTCAACAATCTCGTTAAATTGCNGTTCAGTAATTTGTGATAATTTATTTGGATCATATCCAAACATTGGTGCAAACTCTTTGATAAAATCTTTATTATTATAAAACTCTCTAAATATTAAATTTGTTGCAGTTCTTTCAGTTTTTGCAATTTCTGCATTTGCTGCAATTACTTCATCATCAATTTGAGTTATTGTTTTAGAATGAAGAGTTCCATATTCTCCTTGAAAAATTATATTACTTATATCGTCAGAGTTAGTATTACCTTTACCATTCCCATCTCCAGTAGGATTCATATATTGACGATCTTCCTGATAAGTTTTAGATGCGGTAAAATAAGGAGATAATATTTGTTTCAAATAATCAACACCTTTTTGTTCATCAGTAACTCCGTGTACATCTCTGGAGTATTGCATTTGTGGGTGAGTCCCCCTGTTTGGATCTGCAATCATCTGAGCCATACTTGTAATGGCATTCATTGTATAAGGTTCATTGTTTGGGTCTATGTAATGAACACCACCACTTATTTTATTAAAGAAAAACTTATCAGCATTTGCATCATATTGCAAATTACCAACAAGTCCTTTTTCTTCTTTATATCCTTTTAAATTTTCACCTATTGTTTTACTATAAAACTCTTGAGTTTCGTCGTATATAGGGGATGGATTTTTACCTTTATATTGGGCAAATTGTTCAGGGTCAGATAAATTAACTTTATTCCATTGTTTGTTTTTATAAAATAAAGGATCGTATGCAGATTGCCATTTAGGATCCTGCATTTGTTTTTCGAGTTGCTTTTCATACTCTAACCAACCTAATTGATTTTGAACCCTTTCATCGTTCACCCATTTTTCTTTTAGGTTTTTTATATCTCTTAAAGAAGATCCCGTTTTACCAGTTCTCATTAAGTTGTTTACAATTTCAGATTGTTTCTGTCTGTAAGGTTCTACAATAGATTGAGCACCTTCAGTCCATGCTGTATCTTTCAATGCAAAAGCATCTTCTTGTAATTTACCTAAAGTATTATCGTACTTAGCTTGAGTAGCTTCAAGGTTCTTACCAATCATTTCTAAAGGTAAAGGAACATACTGAGGTTGGTATGGTGTTGATATTGGGTCAATAAAACGTGCTGCCATTTGTGAAAATATTAATTTAGCTCTAACGTAAAAAGCTTAAAAAGGTTACATTATTAGTTATTTATTTTATCCTTCTAAGTCAGATATAAATACTTTTTCTAATCTTCCTGTCTTAGGATTTAATACAATTTTCCAGTTAGCCTGGTCGGTCATTCCTAACATTGATCTGTCGCGGTTCATCATGTTCATGTCGCGACCAATTCCCATCATGTTTTGACCTAAGTTCTCGGCACCTTTTAATCCAAGGTTCCAACGTTGTGCCATAGATTGATCTTGCATTAAATTGTTTTGAGAAGTAATGCCCTGGTTAACTAACTCTTGTCTGTTCTTAGTTTCTACATTACCTTGGTTAATTCTATAATTAAGATCTGCTATTGCTGATGCTGACTCAGCATTTGCCTGAGGATATACAGCTCCCATATTACCTAATAGAGAACCTGCAGTATACGCGTTGTTTTTTAACGCGTTCATGTAACCTGCTTTAGATTCATTACCCTGTCTCATTGCTATAGACATTGGTACTGCAGCATTTACAGTGTTTAAGTTAACGTGAGGGTTTAATCGTGGACCGGGAGCTAATGCTGCTGCAATAAAGTTAGCCGCAGGACCAATCATTGAACCTGCAATTCCCGGACCAAAGTTTTGATTGTAGTTTGGTTCTTTTTCAGACGATTGTTTAGATTTAGATTTTTTATAATTAATACGATCTTCTTTAGAAACACTACCGTCTATTTTTCTGTTTTTTATATCGTAAGTTGGTTTTGTATCATAACCTTTATCAGGATCCCAAGATGGGGTATAACCAAAGTAGTTTCTTTTATTATCAGCAAATATGTTTCGACGATTGTCAAAAGAATCGTTTACTTTTAAATTTAAGTTTTGTTTACCATCACCAATGTTAGTAGTTAACTGAGGTGCTGAAACGTTAAATAAGTTTGGTTGATTGTTTGCAAATACGTTAGGTTGGTTACCTGCCCAAAGGTTTCTTTGACCACGTATACCTCCTCCAAACTCCATCATCATTGGTTGTTCACCATTTGCGTATTGTTCCATTTCTTGCTGTTGCATTAACAACGCTTGTTGTTCTGCTTTTTGTTTCTCTTGTTTATTGGCAAGTTCCTGCATTCGTTTTTCAAAGTAACGTTTAGTTGCGGTATCCCAAGAAGATCTCCATTTGTTACCTTGTTCGTTTTGTATCGATTTAGCTTCTTTAGCGTAAGATTTATTTGTCATTGGATTAATTACTTTATCGGAAAATATAAAATCTCCGTGACCTTTAATATTTATTTTAGCTTCTCCTTTTTCTGCTTCTACTCCGTCAGCAATCATTGTACCACCCATTTCATGAGGATACCCGTCTATTTCTTCAAGTTGATTGTTTTGACTACTCATTCCCATAGGACCACCTGCAGCAAAACTCATCATATCAGTTCCTCCACCACCCATCATTCCTCCGGCAAATCCTCCAATTGTTTTGCTACCTGCTCTAATTGCGTTTGCTCCGGCTTCTCCAACAAGATCAGTACCACCTACAGTAGTTCCACCAATTGCAGGAGCTATTGCGGTTCTCATTCCTTCTCGACCTTCTATAAAAGGTTTAGCCATAGGAAACACTCCTCCTACTATTCCGGCAGCAGCTTCGTGAGTAGTATC